TAAGTTGAACCGTCGTTTGTGGCTTCCCACTTGTCAGTTGTCTCATTCCAACGAAGAACTACGTTTGTTGAAGTACCGCGCTCAACTTCAATGCCAGCGTTTTGCGATGGAGTACCTGCTTCATTATTGTTTAATATAATGATATTGTCATCAACAGTTAAAGTTTCAGTATTGATACTTGTTGTGGTGCCCGAAACTGTTAAGTTGCCAGTTACCGTAAGGTTGTCATCAACTGTTACAGTTCCGCCAGCCGAGTCAATTGTTAAATTGCCAGATGTTGTATCAATTTCTCCTGCGGCAGTAATGCCGATTTGAACTAAATCAAGTGTTGCTCCAGCAAACGAAGGGTTTGCACTTGTGGCAATAGATTGACCAATTGCGATAGTAGGGCTTGACCCTTCACCTGGGGTATGTGTAACAGTGACACCCGTACCGGCAGTTATGTCCGAGACATAGTTTCCAGTTGTGTCTGTTCCAAGAGCCACAGAATTTGCGGCAATTGTTGCGGTGAGAGTTGTATTCCCTAAATCGGTGAATGTTGCACTACCGCTCAAATCCCCAGCAAGTGTGATTACTGGTGACACCCCAGTAATAGTCGGACTTGTGAGGGTCTTGTTGGTAAGAGTTTGAGTAGCATCTGTTCCAACCAAAGTTGTTGATGCATCAGGAAGTGTAATTGTCCTATCTGCGGTTGGGTCGGTTACTGCAAGTGTTGTTTCAAACTCATTAGCAGTTGCACCTTCAAAAACAATGTTTCCATTTAGAGTCAAACCAGCAAATGTTGGAGCGGTAGATGAGGCGACATCTTGACCAATTGCAATAGTCGGAGTGCCTCCCTCTGAGGCAGTTGCATTTGTAAGAGTTACACCCGTACCAGCGGTAAGCGACTCCACATAATTTCCAGTTGTGTTTGTCCCAAGTGTTATGGCTGTATCTACCCATGCTCCTTCGTTATAACGAAGAAAGGTATTGTTCGCTGGCGTTGCATTTGTATTTACATCGTTGAGGTCGGTGAGTTGCACTGTACCCATCACGGTAGTGTGGTCATATGCATCGTGCCGAGCATTTGTCATGTATTGCGTGTGGTCATCATCAGCCAACCCGCCAAGCGAGCCGTGGTCGCTGATGTCAACATAGGTTGAACCGTCCGTGGTGGTTTCCCATTTATCGGTTGTTTCGTTCCAACGAATTGAAACATTGGCCGAAGAGCCACGCTCAATCTCGATACCTGCATTCTCACTTGGAGCGCCAGTTGCGTTGTTGTTCAGAACAATGATGTTGTCGTCAACGGTAAGTGTTTCTGAGTTGATTGTCGTTGTAGTTCCAGAAACGGTGAGGTTTCCACCTACAACAACATTTCCTGTTGTTTCAAGTCTTGCAAATGAAACAGATGCACTAGTTGCAACTGATTGTCCGATTGCGACAGTTGGGGTTGCACCTTCTCCAGAGTTGTTGGATAGGGAGACACCGGTTCCAGCAACCAACGATTCAACATAACTACCAATCGTGTCTGTGCTTAGATTGATTGGGTCGTTAATCCATGCAGTGCCATTCCATCTGAGGACATCACCGGCTGCGGCGCTGGTAATGATGACATCTTTGAGGTCATTAAGATTTCCCTCGGCTAATTCAGCCGTGATTGAATAGGGGAGAGCTGTCCATGCATCGGTATTGTTGCCAATCTTAAATTTACCAGTATTGGTTTCATAGCCAAGTTCACCCGTTGTTAGGGTCGGGTTGTTTGATGTCCAGTTAGCTGCAGTGTCTCTTCTAAATCTAATTCTTGTTGACATATTAAGCAGCGCCTCCATCTAGAACATCATCAACACCATCATAGATTGCTGTAGCACTTCCACCATCAAGCGATGTTGGGATAGTCGTTACTTCATTCCATGTTGAGTTGGACCTAAAGTACAGTGCATCATTCGTTGTGTCTACCGCCAAAGCGCCGTTGGCAATTGATGCACTTGGTGCTCCTGCTGTAGTGAGGGTAATAACACCGGCGACAGCTTGGAATGCGTCGTCTGTTTTAAGTAAGTCTGCAGCACTTCGATAAAGAGTTGTGTCACCAGCAGCCGAACCGTCACCAAAGGTGAGTTTTCCACCAGCATCAACTTTTAGACGAGGCTCACTCTCGGCGGTGACACCAACTTCAACAGCAGAGGATGCCGCGGAAGCGAACTTTCGTGCTTTTATCTTGTCTAAAAATGCTGGCATTGGCCTCGACCTTACCTGTTATGAACCCCTCGGGGTTGTTTGGATTAACCTACAATTACAACTCTGTACTGATTTGATGTTGGTGCAACACTGAATATCAGCGTCAAAGTATCTGCTGTGGTTAGTTCCACGTCAGTAAATACTTGCGCGTATGGTGATGCTACTTCAAACAGTTGAACCTGCAGGTCACGGGTGTTCAGGTTGTGGGTAACAACAATTGATGTTGCCGAACCGTTTCCAACGCTTGCTGAAACTTTGGTTGTTGCGCCGAGGTTTGCACGAGCGGTAGCGGCGGTTGTTCCACCAGTACCACCGTTAGCAAGAGGGAGTGAAGTAGTGAAGGAGAGGTTGCCAGAACCGTTGGTGGTAAGAACTGCACCAGCAGCACCGTCGGCACCAACTGCGCTGATGATTGATGCTTCCGAGGTGCCAGTAATTGTTGCAAAGTCAAGATTTCCAGCACCGTCCGTAACAAGTGCTTGACCAGCAGTTCCATCGCCACCGGCAGCAGCGATGATTGCAGCATCGGTTACCTGTGCTGCAGCCGTATTGCTCGTGACGATGTCGTAATAGTTCGTTCCATCGTTAGTCGTCTGCCATGTGTCGGTCGTTTCGTTCCAACGAAGTGCCGTGTTTGTGGCAGAACCACGCTCAATCTCAATACCAGCATTTGCTGACGGAGCACCAGTTGCACCCGAGTTAAGGGTAATGATGTTGTCTTCAAGCAAGATTTCCGCTGTATTAACTGTCGTGGTTGTTCCACTAACAGTAAGGTTTCCAGAAACGGTTAAGTCATTGAAGGTTACGTTGCTTGATGTTCCGACTGCCTGACCGATTGCAATGGTCGGAGTTGCACCTTCACCAGTATTGTTGGTGATTGTTACACCAGTTCCTTCCACCAAGGAAGCAACATATGAACCAGTTGTGTCAGTTCCAAGTGCAACTGAGTTAGCACCAACGGTCGCTGTGAGAGTTACGTCAGCAGAACCATTGAAAGATACCGAACCGCTAAGGTCTCCACCAAGTGAGATTGTTCGAGCGGTTGCAAGTGTTGTTGCAGTTGATGCATTACCACTCAATGCAGCAGTGATTGTTCCAGCCGCAAAGTTGCCCGAAGCATCACGCGAAACAATTGTGTTGTTTCCAGCAGAATCAGTTGCGGTAGTTGCTGAGTTTGATACCTTGCCGGCTGTTGCAATGGTGGCAAGTTTTGTGTCAGCGATTGCGGCGGATGCATTAATGTCACCATCAACGATGGTGCCGTTGGCAATCATGTCTGATGTGATTGTTCCAGACGGAGCAGAGAAGGTTCCAGTAAACGAAGCATTAGCACTTGGTGCTTTTGTGTTAATTTGCGTCTGAATCGCAGAAGTCACGCCGTCTACATAGTTAAGTTCGGTCGTAGAGAGGGTGGCACCATCAAGAATATTGATTTCTGCCGCGTCAGCAGTAACACCGCTGAGTGCAGCTGCTTCCCAAATTGTGCCGTTGTAAACAAGCAACGCATTGGCAACAGTGTCAAAGTAAATCTGACCAGCAACTGGGCTCTCAGGAGCCGTAGCAAGGTTTTGAATCCTCGCGTTCTGGAGTTCGTTCTTGTTAAGGTTTAAGTTATTTAAGTGCTTAGCCATTTTTAACTACTTTCCCTTATGAGAGGTATGCTTTTCCAGCAAAAGCACTGGAAAAGTTTATCACGAGCTGATTATCTGACGAATGAACAATGTCGCCAAAAACGACTTCTTCGTTGCTATCAACAATTGCAACACCACCAGGGCGGAAACCAAGATTGTGAGCAATGGTCCACGTTGCCGAAGCACTGGCTTGCGTGAAGGTAAAAGTTGTTGCTTTGTTGACCCATGCTGAACCGTTGTACACCAACCCCTGTCCGGCGCTGGCGCTAGTAATTGTTACATCACTAAAATCGTTAATGGAAACATTGTTTGCATTTCTAAAATAATAGAGAGAGGTCCATGCTGTTGTGCCATCACCAATTTTGAAAGAGTTAGTGTCGGTCTCCACACCAACCTCGCCAGCAAACAAGACTGGGTTGGCAGCAGTCCATTGTGCGGCTGTTGAACGTCGGAGTTTAATTCTGTAAGTCATTGCACCGTCTTTGCTTTTGGGTCCCACTTGCCAACTTGCTTTAATTATGACATAAAAAATTTTACGCTATGGTATCCTCTGGCAATGGCAACAAAAAAGAAAATAACACCCAAAAAGGCAGTGACGACTGCCAAGAAAGTGGTTAAAACTGTCAAAAAGGCATCGCCGACACCTGCACCCCTACCAGTCCAAGACCATCCAGAAGATGATTTTTCAACAACAAGTGACAAGTTTGCCTTTAGACACTCACCAGTTGAGGAGGAGCCACAACCGTCAATCGAAGAAAATATAGAAGAAAATCTAGTTGAAGAAGATGTCGTTGAGAGCCCTGACGAAGAAGAAATCCAGTCTGGTGGGGTTCATCATGTCGTAGCCACGCCAAATTTTGAAACAGCAAAAAGTCCAGAATCTCCAGTTGGGTTCACAGACTATGCTATTTCAGTGCAATTGGCACAGTCTATTGCCGAAAAATTCGGGATTCACTACAAGCAGGTTGACATCATTCTTACTGGCGCAGGCGATGAAATTGAGATAAGTTTTGCTCGGATTTACCTCAGCGGGAATGACGTGGCAAGACTATCAATAGGCTCACAGTAAAGCAATTTCTGTTAAGAGACGTAAACTTTTCCTGAAAAAGAAGTCGAAAAGCTAACAGTAAATGAATTTATACTGGTATGTGTTATATCACCCATTACAACAGTTTCTGCACTGTCAATGATGGATATTCCGCCAGGGTAGTAACCCAAATTGTGGGCAACCGTCCATGTTGAAGCAGCTGATGACTGGTAGTGAACATACGAACCTCCAGCCGCACCAGCGGAACCCCTTTCACCAGCAAGATTAATATTCCATGACGAAAATGAGCCACTGCCACCAAAACTGTCGCAAGACATAGTCATTGTGGTGCCAGAAATTGTTACAATTCCTTCCATGTAGTTTGTAACTGTTGCACCAGACGCGCGAACACGTGCACCACTAGAAAAGGCACTAGACGAGGTATTCAGGGTGAACACCTTTGTCCCACCACCAATGGCAACATTTGATGTTGAAGTTACCCCTGAGTAACCAGCACCATCGGCTCCAGATTTTGCAACTCTGACCTGTAGTAAGTTGGGTGAGTCTTGATTAATGAAGACTTGGTTAGCGGTATCAGTGAGAACAGAGACTATTTCAGGCATTTTTGAGCTCTCCGATTAGATGGTTGTTTATCACCTCGTCACCTCTCGAGATAGGGTGATAGTGCCTTGAAGTAGTCTGCTAACAAAACCTGTTGAAGTTTTAATAATCTCCAAGTCGTAAATGCCGCTGCTGGTCAGCGAGGATGTCACAGTATTCGTTATGTTGATGCTTAATGCATTGTTGGCACCGTCTTGAACGGTTATTCCATTACCGTTAACGGTCGGGCTCGTAAGCGAAAGCATTGGTGTCTCTGAGTCAATGTCTCTGCGTATCTGCATTCTTGCTGTATACCCAGTTAGGTTAAATGGCTCAAATATGGTCGGGTCAAGAACGTCTGGCTCCATCACATCAATGAGTCGATAGAAGGTTGTGCCCTGTTCAATGAGTATGTTGTAAATTCCAGCAATCATGAACAGTCCCTTCTAATCATATGCCTAAACGATTGTAGATTAGGAACTGCTATTAAATAAGCAAGTTTTCAATCAAACGACTGAAGCAGACTCCTTATTTGGGCCGACCTTCTTGAGACCCATTGCCATTGCAATGGATAGTGCAACAGCGGTTGCACCAATCTTGAGATTGTCAATGTTAACCAACGCATCGGCATCTGCACCAGTTGCCACCCAAGCACCCAAATAGGCTTGAATAAAGGTTCTGGCTGCACGCTCGGCTGTGTCTTTGAGGAAATTGGTGGTCATGTTTGTCTCCTTGTTTGCCTTTAGATATTTTACCACAGTGCTAACATGCAGTACCTTTATGAAAAAACCTCCCAAAAAAACTATTGGTTATCTAACCAGCGACTGGGCTTGGGGAACTGACCCGCTACAGCCAAATGGCTGTGCTTGGTATAGGTGTAAACTCCCAGCTGACCAGCTTGCAAAACGTGGTTGGATAACAGCGCTGGGGCTGCCTGGCTACAACCCAAAAGATGGGTTTGGGATGATTGTTGATAACGGTCGAGCACTCCATGGTTGGGACATCATAGTTTTTAAACTTCTGATGAAAAAAGAGATTCTTGAGTATCTACCCACAGCAATGGCAATGGGTCAGAAAATTGTCGTTGACGTTGATGACTGGTTTGAGGGTTTATCCCCAACAAATCGGGCATATCAAACGACTGACCCGAATGACAACCCAGATGAAAATCGTGAAATTTATGCACAAATAATTCAAAATGCCACAGCAGTAATTACATCAAGTCCATTTCTCTATGACTTCTATAAAGCCAAAAGGGACAATGTGTATTTGGTGCGAAACGGAATTGATACTGAGAGATGGAAAAAACGAACTGGTCGAATGAATCACCGGTTACGACTCGGGTGGGTTGGAGCAACTCCTTGGCGTTCTGGCGACCTAGAAACTCTGTCCCCATGGATTGGTAAATATCTACTCAGTAGAAAGATGTACTTTCATCATTCTGGTCATACGGAGAACGGTGCGGCAAGAGCATGCGACCAACTCGGAATCCATGAGAACATTTCGCGCATCCAACCGCTAGTCCCAATCAACTTGTATCCAAAGCTGTTTACAGAGATTGATATTGGGATTGTTCCATTAAACAACATCCCTTTCAACCATGCAAAATCCTTCATCAAAGGTCTTGAATATGCGGCTGCTGGAGTTCCATTCGTTGCATCGTATTCACCAGAGTATCAATATTTAGCAGACAACGGAATTGGAAGAGTTGCAAACAATCAAGAAGAGTGGATATATCATCTTGATGAACTAAGGGATGTTCAAACAAGACGCGATGAGATTGAACATAACTACGAAATGTTAAAGAACTTCTCAATGGAGGCTAGAGCCGATGATTGGGAAGCCGTAATGACCGAAATACGAGAGAAATTGTAGATACATATGATTGTAATTGGAACAACAGTACATGCATTTGTTATGGATAACGAAGACCATTGGGGTTCGTGGATGCGAAATGCAGAACAAGTGAAAGAACAGTATCAGCAGTTCGGGAATTGGACTGATGTTTTTTACTTCGCAGCAATCCAAGTTGATGCACGTGGGATTGAGCCATTTGGGCCATTCCTTGAGAGACTTGCAACAATCGGCGGTAGTTACTGGACGTATTCACTAGATGATGGGCGCACCGAAGTCAGCACCAAGAACAGAGTTCGCCACATCACGGTTGGTCAGAACTTGGTAAATGATTTTGCAATGTCAAATCCTGCATGTACACATATGTTGTTCCTTGCTGCTGACACCATGCCACCAGACGATATTCTTCCAAAAATGTTGGAGATGGACCACCCGCTTTGCGCTCCATACATCACGACATATGGCTTGCGTGGCCCAGCAATTGAAAAGTACCCATTCCCAGTTATGGATTCAATGGCATCAGCCGCGGCAATCTTTATTGCAAGAGACGTATTCTCTGGAATCCGTTGGAGATGGGATATGGACAAAAATATGTCAGACGACCCATGCTTTCATCATGATGCACTCCACTATCTAAAAATTCCGACATATGTGCGCGAAGACTGTATTGCACGACACTTCCCAGAAGCGGTTGGTGCTATTGAAACTCGTGGTCATGACATGACGGTTCACAGGTGATAAAAAAATTACGGGAGTTCCATACTTCCAAAGAACTGGCAGAAATCTATCCCGCACCACACGACCATGCAATATATGGGCGTGGGCACGGAATTAGGGTAAATACAACAATACAACTCGCTAAAGACATGGCTTATCAGGCAAAGGCGGAATCAGTTGCTGACCTGAGTTGCGGCAATGGTGCAATCGCTAAAGCGCTAGGCATCAAAAAAACAATACTTGGGGATTATGCAAAGGGTTATAAATACTCTGGGCCGCTTGAAGTTAATTTGCCAAAGATTGACAATGTTGACTTGTATATTTGCTCAGAAAGCATTGAGCATGTTGAAGACCCAAGTTCGGTTTTGAACGCAATAAGAAAGAAGTCTAAAACTCTGGTTCTTTCAACTCCCATTGACGCTTGGTATGACACCAACGAAGAGCACTACTGGGCTTGGGGTAGACAAGATGTTGAAACTATTCTGAAGAATGCTGGGTGGAACCCAGATGTTTTTATCATGCTTGATACAACAGTATTTGGCGAACCATACATATACGGAATGTGGGGATGTAAGTGAAGATTCTTATTACTGGCGATGCTGGATTTGTGGGAACACACTTCAGAAATGCATTGTCTGAACATCAAATTGTTGGTGTTGACATCAAGAATGGTTTAGACGCACGTCACTTCTTTGCAACCGACAATACATATTTTGACCTAGTTATCCACCTTGCAGCCATTGTCGGTGGTCGAGCAACTATTGAAGGCGCACCGCTTTCTGTCGCTGTTGACCTTGCGATTGATGCAGAAATGTTTCAATGGGCACTTAGGACAAGGCCATCACGAATTGTTTATTACTCTTCATCGGCCGCTTATCCAATCAAGTTGCAAGGACATGGTTCAACACATAAGTTGAAGGAATCAGACATTGACCTTGATGACATTCAGTCACCAGACCTTACTTACGGATGGGCAAAACTGACTGGAGAAATGCTGGCAAAATATGCAGAAAACGAAGGGCTAAGAGTTCATGTGTTCCGCCCATTTTCTGGATATGGAGAAGACCAAGCACTTGACTATCCGTTCCCATCTTTTATTGCTCGTGGTGGCAGGCGAGAAAACCCGTTCAAGATTTGGGGAACCGGAAATCAAACAAGAGACTTCATCCATATCAGCGATGTTGTTGAAGCAACTCTTGCAGCAGTAAAGAACGATATTCAGGGGCCAGTAAACCTGGGAACCGGTATTGCATTCTCATTCAATGAACTTGCTGAATTGGTATCAAAAATTTCTGGATACAACCCAGAGTTTGAACGAATTATTGGTGCACCAGAAGGTGTTCAGTATAGGGTTTGTGACCCATCAAAAATGCTGGAGTTCTACGCTCCGAAGGTTTCACTTGAAGAAGGAATCAAACGCGCGCTTGATGCAAACTTCCCTCTTTAGCCAAGAACTGATTGGTTAAATACTCCGAAGTCAGAGTCGTCTAGCACGAACGTAATTTCATCAATGCTTTCATGCAGAAGTTTATATCCAGCCGGTTTAGCTGGCTCCATTGCATAGTAAACAGCAGAGCTACTTTGCCCAGAAGCAGAGACTCCCGGCGTGCTTGCAGTAATCGTTCTCACCATAATTGCCCACTGGTCATTGTCCCAGTTCGGGGTAATTACGACAGCTGCATCCTCTCCAATAATTGAACGCGCTGCATTCTTGATTGCACCTTTGGTTCCAGCAGAAAAACCATACATACGAGTACTGATTTGACGACGTTTGAAATCAAGTGAATCATCGATTACATCTTGACCTGAAACATAAATGCCATTCTTGATTAGGTTCCCAATAAACATTGAAGCCCAAGGTGTGTATTGGTCTGGCATGATTTCTGGTTCTGTCAATTCGCTTGAAAATTTATCAAATGTAGAAGAGAATTCTTGAGATTTGATGCTAATTGGTATTTCTGCATCTTCATACCTAAATATATTCAAGTACTCTTTCATCACGGTGTCAGCAACACCGGTAAGGCTATGCCAGAGTTTGTAGAAAGGAAATGTTGGACTTGTCTGTTCTGAGTCAACATCGTAATAGACGTCTGGAAAGAATTGTCTTGATGGGTTGAAGTATGTATTGTTTAAAAATGGCTTATCGTCTACAAGGTTTGGCATTGAAAAATGAACAATTTTCCCTTGATGATTTTCAATCTCAACCCTGACGCCAAGACCATATACTGGTCGATTCTTGTTAGCAAACTCAAAAATATTAGAAAAACATGCAGTCCATTCTGATGTTGTTAATTGTGTAACTACGGGAGTAACGCTTTCAAATGATTCTTCAAAATCATGGAGATATATTGAAACATTCGCTGGGGCTGCACATTTAAAAACTGCATTGAAGCTAAATTCCTTGGAAACATCATCTGCTGGTATTTCAAACTCAATACTGTTAAAGGCGTATTGCTCTGTGATTGGATTTCTAATTTCAATTGAGAGTCTTGATGAATGTCTATAAGTGAGTGCATCCAGGGCTGGTGTCGATGAATTATTTAAAAATGTCCACAAAATCGGATAGTTCGCAAGGTCGTACTGATTATCAAGAGCATCACGCCGATAGAGACCAGAAATATCGTCAATATAATTAAATTTAGACATTACAAATCGCCAACATTTATGGTAAGTTCAATTGCTGCTTCTGCAAGTGACGGCAAGTCTCCTTTTTGCTGAAATATCAAATTTCCGGTTTCTGCATCAACATCCATGGTATTTGAAGATACTTCAATATCCGAGATGTATAGAACTGAAGGAAGTTTTGAAAGTATTCCAACAATTGCATTTTTTCTAATTGAAGTGTCTGTATTTGGAAAATAGAGTGGACTCAAATATGAACGGAGTGCAGAAGTAATTGCTGCCGATGCACTGGATACGGAGTATGTGCTTGGGATTTCCAGTGAAGCACTTACGCTTGCTGCAACTATCCTGACAGGGGAAATTCTTACCGCCAAGCCAGCAGATGTCCTGTCGTTTACATCTTTTTGTATTTGCAATCTTTGAAGAACATTGATTTCCGTGTTGTTTCCATAAACATATGCGGTTGCATATCCGGGTGCTTCATCTGCATTTATGTCAGAATCGAGGTCAGCATCCGTGAGGTCATATGCCTTAACCCTTTTTACCGCAGGGTATGTGCTGGCAATATATTTCTCAATTTGATTTGCTGTTACAAGTGCATCACTGAGTGATGAAAGAACGGTAACCCCACGACCAAGGTACTCTCCGTCACTTTCCTCATCCTCACCCTGAATAAAGTCGTCGTGTGCAGTAACCGATGAAACTTGAGTATTTATATTTATAATAGTCAACAAATCACCCTCAACAACTGTTGGGACTGGCCCAATATCCATTGCCATCAGTTGAACTGAGCCAACTGGAAATGGTGTCGCTGGTTCGGCTTCTGGGTCTTGTTCAACACTTGCAATTGTTACTGCACCAATAACCTGATAATAGGTTTGTGTTATTTCTCCAAAGATTGAAGTTTCATGAAGAAATGTAGTTCCTTCTGTCACTGTTGCCCCAGAGTAGGTAGCAAGCTCAACATCAACCGTCACTGTTGCATTGGAACCATTTAGTCTGGGTACTCCCATCATTGACAGAACGCCTTCCATCAGTCTGTTTGGAAGGGCATTAATGTGGGTGACGGAAAGAGATGTCATATATGCCATTGCCTGAAATATTGCATCCTCAACCGTTCCGACGCGAAGCTCAAATTGTGGAATATTCATTTGGGCAATCTCGAGAGCGTTTAGGTATATATCACTCGGTTGCTTGTCATACAAACGCATGTTTACATATGGTGAAAAATCAGCAGCCATTACGAAACCCTTCTATATGTGACCTGAAGGAATGATGTATTTGAAGCACTGGTGATTTCTGTTGCAACATCGGTAATTGCAATTTCTGGGATATACCGAGATGCCTGAAGAATAAAAGCCCCACGATTTACGTTCTGGAATGATGGGTCAAATACTCCGAATTCTGGCTTTAATGGATGCGTCCCTGGCTCTGTGAGTGCAGTGAAACTGAGAAGTTGACGAAAATAATCGTCGGAGTGATGGGTATGCTTTTTCAAACCCGTTGAGTCAAACCTAATAGGAAATGCAAGTGTGTCCATTACTGATTCTCCAAAGCCGTAACCCGCACAGCGAGAGCTGCTAACTGGGATTGTAATGATGTTACGCTAGTTTTGCTTGCGAAGACATCAACCGATACGTTAATTTTACCAATAATTACGGCTTCCTCTAGCGTCTGACCAAGAAACCCAACTAGAACGGCATTGGTGATGGCTGGTTTGTTTAACGCTGTTGTCGAAATACATGCACAATCCTTGACGGTAATGCCGAGACTTTGTATCTTCACCGAATACCTGAGTCCACTCGTAACGCCCGTAATCGTCCCAATATACAACCCACCACCAAATGATGGGAATTGGCTTCCATTACTGTAATTTATGTAATCTGGTACTGGTTGATTTGGATTTCCCATTTGTTAACCAATCTTGTATGAGGGGAATGGGGCAGTTGTTTCTTGGACTGTTATTCCCTCTTCAAGGAACGGGATAAGCACACCCGGACCAATCATGTCGCCAGTCGCCTTAAATGTAGGACCAATAGGTAGTTGGACAATATCCTTAGGGTCTCGTTCTGGCGTCATGAATGCAATAGACACTGGGTTTGGTGTTAGTTCTTCATAGTCAACGCTATTTATTAAATAGTAACCAACAAACGATGGTATCCCATCCACGAAAACCGTCATGCCTGGGCGCAATGATGTACCGTTCGTTCTATCAATCACTGCGCTTCCGCTTGATTCCATTGGGTCGTTATCGGACTTACGCATCTCCGGAAGACTCATCAACTCAAAATCTTTTCCAACTTTGCCCGGCACAAGCGGAATAAATTTTCTGACAACTGCTTCTTTTGTAATTTTTCCATTTGTTGTATTTTTCTTTTCAACACTAACAACAATGGATTTAGTCCCCCACCTGTGCATAAGCCATTTCATTGAAGCGAAATACAATGTACCATCTGCTTCAAAGAGTTTGAATTTTGCAGATGAAGCAAGGTTCTGCAGCACGTTCCAGAGCGAGTCGGCAGCACTTGTTCCACTTGCTTTGTTAATTTTTACTGATTTTGAAGTCTCTTCCCCAATGAATTCTAAGCCGTATTTTTTTGCGGCAGCACGAACAAATGCTGTTCCACTTGAGCTAGAAACAGCACTTGGATTTTTGTCTCTTTTCATCTGCTGAATTGCTTTTGTCCTACATTTAACATTCCAGATTGGATTAAATCCTTGGCTCTGCGAAACTGAAACCTCTGCAATCTCCATGAGTAATGTTTTGTATCTTAACTCAATACCATTTTCACGCTGGTCAAAGTTTGAAATTGACTTTGTCGTATAGTAAACATCATTTGTTACTCTGAAGTAATTATTCGCCGCAAAAGCAAATCCGGTGTCAAATATGTTTAAATCAAGTTCCGTAACCATGTCCATGCTGTAGTTAACGCGAGCATCTAGAACGGATGAAAGAATATCTTCCATTACTTTTGCTTGTAGATTTCCAATTTGAAATCTAAATGGGTCTTGTTCAAAACTCATGGCTCAACCTACCCCTGAACTGCAGGAGTATCCCTTTGTGTCTGGTCTTTGGCGAACAAGACAAATTCCCTCGGTTTTTCAGTGCATGGTTCTTTGCAGGTAGGCGGCGGACAATTCTTCTTTGAGCACACTGTTATTTTGGGAATACTAATGATATCTACACCCTCAATTGGGCATTCCTGCAGAGTTATTGTGCACGAAGCACGAGAAATCTGATTTGGTTGAATTGATGTTGCTCCAGCAGAATTTGATGTTGGTGTTCTCTGAACCGACTGAACGGCGAAATCAGTAATGACAAATTCAACACCACGACCCTGTGTATAAAGCGGATATCTTAATTCTTTTGAAAAGAATGTATCCATGTTTAGAAATGAAACAGGGTATGGTGCTGTTGCCATCTGTCTTAGGAGATTTATTTCCTCATCAATGGAAAAATAAAGTCCAAAACCATCTCTTGGTTGAGCAATATCTGTAGAGTTTCGTGAAACTAGTTCAAATGTAAATGATACTTTTAATAATTGGAATCCAGTCCAATCAACTATTGGATGTCGACCAGTGCGATTTATCTCAGTCCACACTGAACTTAGATTTGAGTATGTAACATCTTTCGGTGTGAAAGGAAAAATAAACCGGCGCTCGCTTGATACGAGGTCTTGTACTTCTGTACCATTCCCATTTGCTGAGAGCTGAACATACTGATACTTTTGAACCAACTGTGGTGAATCACCTAGGGCAGATGGTGGTGGCTGGTAACCAATTAACCCCCTAACAATTGGAATCCTAATTGTTGCCGCTGGTGGGGCATTACTTGTTGAGCCAGTACCACCAGCATTGGAGTTTGGTGTTGCAGACGCAAATATAACATCAGCGCGAGATGTCGCAATAGCGCGAGCCTCCTGTGGAGTCTTTCCCTGCGATATCTGAAAAGCAGTTCGTGCTTTAATGAATTCATCAATGAACTTATCTTTAGTTTGTGTAAATGAAAGTTTTTCATTTGCCATTAATTGTTTTATTAAAGTATTTACATTTGATTTTGTGACAGTATTAACGGCATACTGCATTGTTACCCTAAATGAGCCTCCGGCAACATCAGATGTAACTACTTCAACTTCAGAATCAACATCACCAATTATTGGAGAGGCATTTTGATTGGTGTTGCTCAATAGTGAGTTTTGTGAAATTATCCCAGATATTCCATCTGGATTAAATCCAATTGACCAGTTGTCAGACCAGTTTGGACCAGCAACAAATACGAATCCTTGCATTTCTTTTACTGATATGGACTTGGAATCCAATATTGAGTTGTAATAACTTGCCCACGAGTTTGCATCGGTGTTATTGTCAAAAACACCGAAGTGTTTACCTTTTGTAGGGAAAGAAACCCCACCAGTCCCCACTGCAAAGTTTGCTTTGGCGGCATCGTTTGTTCTGGCTGTTTTGACTCCTGAACTAATCCAGTAACGCGGATAGACCATCCACTTACCAATACCCAACGAGATAGACGGAGAACTTGCGGTCCAATTTGGCCAGCCTGTTGTCTGATGCACAGTGAATCCATCAGCAGTACTTGATTCTGCCCATTTAGTTGCATATGAGGATATGTATGCCGGTAAACCAACTGTTCCATTTGCAGGGTAAAGTGCGGTCGAACTTGGTTTTTGTGGGATTGTTCCAGAAGCGGTTTTCCAGCTATTGATTGTTTGATAATCAGTGTTGAGAACAACGATTGGAACTTTTCCAGTAAAACTGTCTGGGTCAGAAGAGAGTTTTCCTACGGATATAGCGAATTGACTGTAAACGTAATTTGCAGATGGTGTTCCAGTTCCAGTGAATGGCATTCCTGGTCTTATCTGTTTTCCACGCACTTCAAGAACACTGTATTCATACAACTGTGAAACTTTTCTTCCTGCTGGAGAATATCCACTTGGATTGCCGACAAAAACGGTATTGGAATAAGGATTACCAAATGGGGTGCTTGAGACGACGGTTGCACCCTTAGAGGAAACGGTACCTCTTACAAAATGTGGATTTGTTGCAGTATCTTCCCAGTAGTAGTCAAATCCTCCATAATTGGCAACATGTCTACCTGGATTTATTCCTCCTGCAACAGTGTTTAACTGCGGTGAGAATGTATCTAGGTATTGGTTAGTAGAAGCATAGCCAATTCTGTACACGTCTGTCACGGTTGTTGCAGTGGCAATTAATGGTAGGTGAAAAACATTTTGTACAGTTGCGCTTGTGTTGGTTCCAGTAAATCCAGCATTTGCGATAAGCGTCTTTCTAATATCCCACATAAGAGGGTCGCCTTCAACTAGAACAGGCAACCAAAAGGTTGTTGTCTCTAGTAGCTGTGATGTTCCTTGTGAATACCTACACTGTTTAATTTCTTTTTTCCAACGTACACCCTTGTCATTACCCCTCTCTACACCCAAGACAAGACTTGGTGTCGGACCCCAGCGAGCAGGAACATCATTTCCAGCAAAACTCCCATGATTTAGATGCCAATTGCTTATTTCAAATCCATTGACATAGCTAAAAGAACCAACAACATTTGGAGAAGTGGGGGCTGACGTTGTAATCCAAGCAGCCATTACGACCTCTGTCTCTGGTTGTCTTGCATGAGTTTTATCTTCTTCATGGTGATGGCTGCTATCTGCTCGGCTGTTGCGTTTGGACCAGCCTCAACATTAATCGTGTAATTGTTGTTTGTTGTGGAACCAATGCCGGCACTACTTGGTCCAGACATCCTTTGCGGAACCATGGTGTCACCCATTCCAGCACCTGGAACAACATGGAGGTGTCGATTTGCATTTGTTCCATGGAACTCTGCAAAGCCACCATTGGCATGAACCATCTTGGAGTATCCACCAAGGTTTTGACCAACAAGGTCGTATGCCCGACCCATAATATGGTCTGAACTTGGTGAGCCTAGACCAGTTGTTCTATATGCCGAGGTAATCGTTCTCTTCCCAACAAGTGCACCGTCCATCATATTGTGTCTTCCGAGTGTCTGTGCAAGACGTGATGAAGTGGTGTCGCCGATTCCTTTTCCACGAGGCGAGGATGTGTCTGAATTAATTGCAGCAACCAACTCCTTGAACGATTCTGCAGTAAACCACTCTGGGGTAGTGGCTTCGGATTTAAAGAAAATCTTGTATTCAGACATGAAGTTATCAAATACCGAACGCAACGACTCGTCCAGTTCTGCAATGGCACCGAGACTTGAAGCCATATCTTCATCACTTGCAATTCGTTGCAAACCAATTGCACCAGCATTAAGTGTTGGGTCAAACTGTTGCAATCTTGCATCAACTGCACCAAGATTTGACATATCAATACCCTCAAATAGAGTTCCACTATTAATTGCAGCTTCAAGATTCCCAGCAGAAGCGGAGCCCATTCTTGATACCGCTCCCGCAAATAGGTCTGCATTTACTGCATATCTATTGTCTCCTCCAGCACCAGTGAGCAATGCATTATTGACAAATCCAGCAAGATTTTTACCAGTATCAAGGATTGACTGGTCCATGTAGTTGATTGCTGTTTGTCCACCTTGGGTTTGAAGGATTGATTCTTTGCCCTCAAGGTAACCGCCCTTTTGCGTGTATGCGGTTCCACCTTCGCCGTAGATTCCCTTCAATTTTAATGCACCCTGAAGACCACCACCACCAAGCGCAGCCGTATCAACCATGACATCTCTGAAGAATTGTGCAATTTCTTTTTCTCCGGCACCACCAGCATCCATCATGTCCCTAAAGTTTGCTACTTTTTCGTCAAGAATTATAGGTGCTTCAATCTGTTTTATAACTTCGTCAAACTTGCTTAAACCGTTAACAAAAACATCAGTCTGCATACCTTTCATTTGTGCTGATGTTTTAACCATCGTTGCACCGAGAACATTGAGTTGTTCTGTAAATGTTTTGGTTGAGTCGTATAGATTGAAATCAAGACTTCTTGCTAGACTTTCAACCTCCATTTCCGACATGCCCAAAATTTTTGTTAATTCATTCATTCTCTTTTGGTATGTTTCAGTTACTGCAGTACCAACTTGTGTTTGCTTTGACTCTTGATTTATGGCAAAATTAATTGCTTCATCTGGCCGTTTAATCATTGATGCATACTGGTCTTGCGAAATCGTCATCCCGTAAGTACTTTGATTTTGGTACAAGTCTTTTACAAAGTCGGTCTTACTACCACTACCACCTTGAACTGCTCTTGCCTTTTGCGAAATTCCCTGTATTTGACTTAGGTATGCAGGCATGATTTGAGCAATGGATGATTTGCCAATACCACCTTGGTTGGCTATTGCCGTACCAGCAACGCCAAATTGTTTACGAAGAATTGATGAGAAACCTTCCGCCATCGCAGAGCGAGAATCCTCTTTTTCTTTTTTAACACGATTGAAAACACCTTTAATTCCACCAGCAATAGCACCAACGACAGTTCCAACTGCAGTACCAATTCCAGGCGCAATCATCGTTCCGATTGCGGCACCGGCGGCAGCGCCCATGACCGCTCCGCCACCACCAGTTCGTGCATTCATTGCAGCGCCACCAAATCCAACCGCCGCACCAACGAATGGGTTAATCATTGCAAGCGATGAGCCAAGCGCCATTGAGCCTTGTGCGCTTTCATCCATCTTTGAAGACAGGAATTGCATGCCAAGCGCCGTTCCCATTGTTCCACCCATTGAGCCAGCAAAACCTTTTTGACCAGTCTGGCTATTGCCAAGAACATTGCTGCCAAAGCGACTTGCGCGTATTCCTCTGATTCCGGTTTTGGCATTTAAAATTCGACGACCCATTTTTGTGCGTGGCTCAATTGGTCCATCTCCACGAATGTTTGACTGTGGTGACAGCCAGTTGTTATACAAACTTCCGTTATAGAATTTTTCTGCTCGCTTTCCTAGAACGCTTGTTCCTGGACCACTTAATGCAGTTGATGAGAGTCTCCAAAGTTTTTTCTGTTTTGGCCCGTCTATGGGTGTTCCATCTGGTCCAAGGTATTGTGAACGAGCGATTTGCCTATCGCGCATCCAGTCAGCACCTCTTCCAAGCCGTCCACCCAAACCATTATTTGCTTGAGCAAACATTCTGTCAAAACGGGTTTTAATTTTTCCGTCCCCAACATACCCAGTTGCACCAAGTTTCTGACCTTCACCTATTCCACGGAAAAATCTTTCACGACGATTAATAATTCTTCCATGAGCAGTGAAACGCTTACGACCTTTTTCGTCAACTCGATATTCTTTTGGAACAAATACACCACTTCTAAATTCTTGACCAGATGCCCTTAGTTGTGCTTGGTCAACTGGACCAGTTCCACGACCACCAAAGACATAGCGAGGATTCTGCCCGCCGACACTTTGCTGAAGAAGCTCTTTACCTTTGTGTTTGCCACTACGAATAAGATATCCACCATTTGGACCACGTGCCGCTGCTCCTGTTGCTGCTCGTGAACCGCCACTAGCGACTCCAGCAAGCGTTGAGAGAGCATTTGCTGCCATATTCGCTGCACCAGCAACTGATGTCATTGCAGCAGGAACACCCCCAGATGCAAAACCAGGTGCGCCGGGTCTTCCGGGTGTCACACCAGGATATGGACCACTTGTTGGAGACATACCTCTTGTAACCGTTCCGCCAACAGGAGTTGTTCTTGTTGTATGACCAGGAACATCTCTGTACCCAGGACCGTATCTTGCAACATCTTTTCCATTGATGTTTACAACACCAGCAGTGATTTTCATGTTGGCCGCTTCACGAATTCCGCTCTGGCTGGTTCCAGAAATAAAACCTCCAGCGGCACCCTTCATTTTTTTGCCATAAGTAATCAAACCCGCAAGAAGCATGAAGTTTCCAAATCCTTTTGAACCAAGGAATTTCTCAACTACTCCAGTAACTTTTTTAAATCCACCCAAAAAACTAGTGAAGTGTTCGATAAGACTCGTTACACCCTCAATAACCCTGTTTATAAAAGGGAGTGATTCCATGAAAATTGTACGAACCTCATTGCCGTACTCCATGATTTTTACAATCAGATTTCCAACATTTGTTCCAAATTGTGCAAAGTCTTCTTTATATTTTTCAAGCTCCCTGTTGAAAGTTCCAAACTTCCCTTTTAGTTCATCCCAAATCGGCATCATTACATTTTTGAGCATTTGCTCAATTACTCGTGCGCCTTCTTGCAACGGGCGGAGATACTCAACCATGCGCTTCCAACCACTGGTGAATTTATCCCACCAACTTCCAAAGCGTTCAAACATGCCTTGTGCCGCTGGAAGGTATTTTCTAATTAGATTTACTGTTCCGTTAGCAAGTTTTTCAACAACAACAGATATTTTGTCAATAAATCCGTTATTGGCAAAAGTTCCAAATTCTCCAGTTAACCGCTGAAGTGTACGTTTGATGATTTCAAAAACTTGTCTAAACTCGGTTTTTACAGGCTCAAGAAATTGTTGTCCAAAATCTCCAAACTCATTTTTAAGTTGTGTAAAAAAACCTTTTGCTTGATTGATGAGGGTGCTATTAACTGCTTCAAACTGACCAGTAACTCCACCAAGTCTTGCAAGTTCACCGCTAGTGATTGCTTCAACAAGACCAGCCTTACCCTTCTTTGCTCCACCAGCCTTCTCATACTCCTCAAGAGCTTTTTTCATCTGCGGACCGAGTCCCTGGGCTGCGGTTTTTATACTTGCATAAGTCCCTTTAACATTTTGCAACTCTGCAACCAGACCAGCTGCTGCTTTGGTCCCAGTTTTCATGTCTTGTCCGGCAGAGGCAAAGTCCATTAAACCCTTGAACATCTTTGCACTTGATGCATTAAATTTTCCAGATTTATTTACAATCTCGCCATATGCACTTGTTAAGTTGTCAACACCAACGGCAGCCATATCCGCATCGTGAGTCATCATTCTCATTGCAACACGTGTCTGATTTAGTCCATTGCCAAATTCTTTATGACCCTTTTGTGAAAATGCAAACATTGCTGCTTGCTGTTCACGGACTGCTGCTGCGGCCGTTCCTGCGGCAATCGCCAATGCCGCAACACCCGCGGCTGCTCCCTGCATTGCGACTTGATATGCCTTTGAAAGACCCTTACCAATCAGGAAGGCACCGTGTACTGCAACCATTGCTAAACCCATTCCAGCGATTTCAACAGCAGCCATTTTTGCTGACATCGCAACCAATTTGAGCAGTCCGCCACCAAATGCTTTCATGCTCTTGTCTAATTGGTCAAAGTGTTTTTTCCACTTGCGTGAACCATTGTTGAGAACATTGTCGGTATTTTTACCGTAGTTCTTGATATCAGAAGAGCCCTTAGATGCAAGTGCAGAGTTTTTCTTGTAGTGACGACCTTCAGCGCCAGAGAGGCGTTCTAACTTACGACGAGTTTTATCAATCGCACCATCGTCCGAACGGACTTCAATTTTGATTGTAACTTTTTCGTCAGCCATTTACTGCCCCAAGAAAAGGTGAATGGCCACAGGAGTTGCTATTTAGCCCGGTTTGCCTCGGCCTCACGGTCGTCTGATATAACTTTACCACAAGCGAGACGAATGAGCCATTCCTCTTCAGTGCATTTCAGCAACTCAATTGGGTCAGTACCAAATAACTCACCCAACCGGGCAGCTGTGATTACTCTGGAATCTTCAACTAGTTCGTCGAAGATTCCTTCGTAGGGTCCAATGCCTCAATCGTGTCACCGAATCCAGATGCATCAAGAATTGCAACTGCGGCCGCTTCTACGTGTGGGTCCAGACCAAAGAATGCACGAACTGCTTCTGGAATTGGACGGGTTGTGTCTGTCATTTTCAATACTACTGGTGATGCAAAGTTTAATCCGTAGCCATCCTCGTCGTTCACTTCTTCATCATTGAACAAGATTCCATCGGTTGTATGACCAATCACATAGCAAGCGAACTTTGTTCCATCCATTCCTTGACGGCTATCTTCGCCAGCTTGCTTTCTCCAGCCTTTAACCTGTGACTGTGTGATGTTTGGACTAATGCGAAGTTTTACGCCTTTGCGCTCTGGGACTTCGATGTAAACATCTTCACGCTTAACTTTTGCGGCAATCGTTGCACTAAGTTTTTCAAGAATGGTTGGCTCACCATTTGCTTTTGCTCGTGCTTGTTGCTTGACTTCCTTGGTTTCAGGAGATACTTCTGAGTACAGGTCGTTATTGGACATGTGTAATGTTCCTTTTGGTATATGGGTGGATTAATAGGCAAACTATCACCATTAAACCCAATGCCAGTGGAACTATTCCTACTGCTCTATGAAACCCCGTCAATACGGGGTGGTGATTAGTTTGTTGCTACGTTTACGTCGCTAACCGAGAAGGTTAGGGCGAAGGTTGCAGGAGCACCAGATGACGAGTCACCGTCTGGCTCAGTCAAACCAACGAGGAGCGAGCTCTTGTAAACTCGGTCGGTTCCACGAACTTCAAGGTCACAGTCGTAACGCTTGATGTTGATATCGTAGAACGCCTGACCAACAAGGGCGCGAAGTTGTGAAATCTTCTTTGCAAGACCATCAGAACCAGTCGATGTAACCATTGCATCGTCGTAGTGTGCAGTCAATGTGATGTCACCAATTTCTGCAGGTGCGCAAAGAACTGTTGGGCGCTTTGCTCCACCTTCGTAAATCTTTTCCACAGAGGCTGTGATTTCTCCACCCGATACTTGGGCGAACTTGAATCCCTCAAACTGGGGATTGTTCGTGTCCACCGGTGCGATGTCGGCGAGAACTTGCCTTTGAGCTACTTTTGCCATTACTTACTCCTCTGTTTATCAGACAACTGATGTGGTGAGATTTGATTTGATGATGTTCACTTCAATCTTGTCACCAACGCTGGATACTCTTACTCCAACGCGGGCTTTGATAAGACCAGTTGCAAGCTGGCTTACTGGATTGAGCGATGAATCACATTTGACCGTGTAACCGAAGTCAATTCTTCTTCCGTTTGCATCAAATGCTTCGTAGAGAGCGCCAGAAATTCTTGCGGCCTCTAGAACAGCAATCAGTTTTGCCTCAACAGAAGCGAACGAGTTGTTACGTCCGTCAATAGTCGAGAATACCACAGACTCAAGAGTGCGATTGCTATCAGTTACGATTCCGTTCACAATGTCCTGTGCGGTGATGTAACGGAAGTTCGTGGTGTCTGCCGAGAGCGAACGTGCGCCATAAACGCGAACCGTATTTTGAATAACACGAATTGCATTTACGCCCTCATCATCAAGCAGGTCTCCATTTGCTTTGTTGATGTCTGCAACAACACCATTTACGAATACTGCTTGCGAGAGCAAACCAGCATAAGGAACATGTGCGCCAGCAGTGTTATGTGCCGCTGAACGCTTTCCAGCAACGTATCCATCTGGTGGAATCAAGCGATTGATTCCAGCAACCTGTGTTGGCACATAAACCCATGGGTAGTAAAGGGCTGCATGCTCGGTGTTATCTAGGCCGCCAGAAATGGTCTGAGCCATTGTGATAATTTCAGACTGTGTGTCGTCTGACAAACCATGCAAGATTGCAATTCTGCTATAGGTATTTGCATGAGCAACAAGTCCTTGATAAACCGTTGCAGATGAATTTTCTGGACAAGATACTGCGCCAGTGCCAAGTGCATCGTTGAACAATTCAAGACCAGTTACATAGTTGGCAGCCACAACAGATGCCCTATCGTCTGCTCCAGCCGAAAAGGCAGAAAGCGTCAAGTTTGTTACAGGTGTAACGGTAGTTGTACCAACAGAAGCAACCACATACTTGCTCGCTACTGGGTGTGAGTTGATTTTTCCAATTGCGATTTCGTTTGATGTGCAGTTGAATGTACTCATAAGCAAATCTGTGCCGAGATACAACTTGACAATGAATGTTCCAGCTGCTGTTCCAACTGCTGTCGTTACACTCAGGTCGTCACTCCATGCTCCTGGACCATTTGCCTCAAGAGCGATTGCAACGCTACCGCTGGTGCTCGCAATGTTCTTTACGCCAGTTGTAGCGGCAGAACCAGCAACACGTGCGATATAGCACTGTGTGCCGCCTTCTTCAAAGAAGGTTTCAACTGTTGGGTGAAGATATGCATAAGAAACATATTCACCATAAATGTCTTCAAATTCCTCAATGCTTGAAACCTTGAGGGCAGTGTCGGTTGGGCCGCGGTCGGAGAGACCAACGAAAAAAGCCTGCGACGATTCACGGACTGTTGGGCTTGAAGGACCAGTTCGTACTGCTGTTGAAATCACTACACCGGGCATGAGACCTCACTAATTGTTTGTTACAGGCAAAACTCTGCCTCTTGTTCATACGATTGTACCCAATATTGAGCGTTTATTAATGCAACTTCTAAAAATCATCTTATTAATGATTATGGATTAAAAGTAAGAGATGCAGATGGGGAAATCGGGTGGTGCTTAATGTCTAGGTCAATCGTATTTACAGTCCCAAGTGTCTCACGAGCAACGACTTCATCAATGGTCAGGTCATACCCAATAAATGCACCAGCGAGCACCCTGTCCCCCTTTAAGAGAGTGAGGTCTGAGAATTCCTCACGTAGTGTTGTTTCGTCAATTCGAGCCATCCATGATTCACGGGGGTCGGTCGCTTGCATGCATGGATAGTCAAGAAGTGCAGAGCGAACAACTACGGTCAGTCTGTCCCTCATTGTTGTGCATTCATCGGAATACTCAGTCCTTACCCATACATAGGTGCGCATTGAGTAGGTGACTCGGTAAACAGGGTCGTGATGGTCAAAATCAATTCGCTCAAATCTATTCGTAGACATAACCACGGTTATAATCGTTGGCCAGTCATCAAGGGCTATCGGTTCATAAGAAAGGTATTTGACTGGTGTCGGAAGTCTGATGTCGTCAACATTCCAGCCGTTTCTGTACGAAACAAGGCGAATCGGCAAATCACTTTCAAGATAGTCGGAAACATACTGCTTTGCATACTGCGGCCCGTGCATTAGGTCAATCATGAATTAGTCACTTTCCCGACCTTGCCATGAGCCTGATAATTGGCGGCAATCTGTGCGAGTCTTTTGGCAAACATTGGTGGTTCAAATACGAGCTTTCTGGCAGCCATATTAGTCGTTCCGTATTGATGAAACTTTGCATATTCAATATTTGTGCCAAATTCTGCTTCATTTGTACCGATTTTATTTGCAGGACCCTTAAGGCTGGTTAAACTCCTAAACAATTTCCCAGTTCTCACCATTGGTGTCGTTCCTGGATAATGCATAGCTTTCCATTGAAGGGTTGATGCATGAAGAGCATTCCAAGGACTTCCGGATGGCACCCCATTCTGAGTGAAGTTAGCTGCATTCCATGCCTCAAGACCAGAACGAGCTTCCTTGAAGACTGGGGCGAAGTCTTTCCCTCGCCTTTTCATATCAACCATTCGTTTGATGGCTTTTTTGGCATCCACCGTAATGTGGATGTATGTAGACCTAGCCATTATGCAATCCGGTTTCGCCTAAATTTCTTAAGAGCCATGAGTTCTGTCTCCAAAAATCCAGTCTGCATTGGGGCAACGTTTCTTGATTCTAAGTCTTTAATACCGACAACATCGTCGTGCATGTTTTGCATTTCTCGTGTTGCAGCGCGAAGAATCATCAACTTGAAGATGGGGGTACTTGCTCCTACGAGGCCAGCGGTGTATGTCACTTCTACGGTGTCGTTTGCGAATCCGCTAAAAACATCAATTCCAAAACGGCGTATCACATAGTCATTATCCACTACTAGGTTTCTAGCAACCCCATTCAATGGTCTGTAAATAACCGAAGTCACCGTCACCACTGGGGAATTCCTAAAATAAATAGTCTGTGGTGGTTCAAGATAGGTTGTTCTATCAACTGGCGAACCATAGAAAGACGAACTGAATGGGTTTGCATTATTGAAGAACGAATCCATTGGAATTCCAGTGTCAATACTTGCATAAGTATATTTTTCAGTAAATGTTGCAACTTCAACGGGTCGTCTGAGGTATGCCTCAAGTTCGCTCTGAAGTCCATCAAGTACTAATTGCGCTGCATCTTGTTGACGGTTTGTAAAACTGATATCCATGTAGGACCTCAGGTTTGCTACGGTAACCAAAGCCATAGAGCCCCCCTGTTTATCTGCCTAGAGTTTCGGTGACTCCACGACGAATGTCCCCACGGCGACCACGTGCCTTGGCGCGCGGAGTTCTGAAGTCACGAACAGCATCACGGAGTCTTCCCCGCCTTACAAGCCCCAATGCACGACCGATACGGCGTCTAAGGCTGAATCCTTCTCTGCGACGGGCAGGGGAAATTCCTTCCTCTCCGCCAATTAAAGGTGTAGGCATGAACATTCTCCAAACTGTGAATATTTACAGTTCAGATTTTACCACTATTAAATAGTCTCAGAACTATCTATCTGGATTTGGTGGTCTTTCAATGACTACGGGTTTTTCTTCTCCAGCAGGAACCTCAATCGGAACCCATGCCCGAGAGTAGGTATGTTGCGGTATTTTCCGCATTTTTATGAGCGTTCCATCTAAGAGAAGTTCTAATTCATCAATCCTCATCGAGAGCAGACGGGAGAAGTCGCTTGTTCCGTAAGCCTTTGATATAGAGAGTTTCCTAATAATGTTTGATACCCTGCGAACCTGCGAAGTTCCTCTTCCTCGATTCAACTGCAGATGCATCATCATTGCTTCTGATGAATTGCAATCAATGTAGTGAACTGGAATCAAGCCACCAATCTTTTCTTTTATGTGAGGATTTCTGGTTGCCAAAAGAAAACGCTGATTACCGTCAATAATCTCATTATTTGACTTCCGTACAATAATCGGCTGTATAAAGCCATACTCGGTCAGGGAGACAGACAAAGTCAATAGGTCTGGTCTTAGGATATAAGTTGCTGCCCATTCAGAAATTTTCAATTCCTCAATATTTATCATTTCAACGTTCATCTAAAACTACCTCCACTATTTCGGTGCTTCGTACAGAATGTGCTTTTGTTCCTGGGCCAATTGGTGAAGCCGAGGTGATATTTATTTCATTAAGCAAGAGATTCCGAATTAGCCAATTAATCGGATATGAGAATGGGTCTTGTAAATGCTTTGTTCTGAACTGTGCAACAAATGCCCGCGCCCTTCTTTGTAACGATGGGCCGAGCATATATTCGTCTATAAATTTGCCTGCGCCATCAAATCCATCTTGTGCATAAAGTTCGATGAGTGCCTCAATGTCAAAGTCTGGCCACATTCTCCGCTGAGAGTCAATTCGGGGATATACCTCAACTAATCTGTCATAGAATTCTGGCTCAGTAGCAATCACGTCACCAATTCTTCTGATGGCAACAGAGTGGAGCGGAATGCCTACTCTCGTATTGCTTCCAGTCATTGCTGCAATGTCGTAGAATGGGCAATACTCTGCACCATGCTCTTCTGTTATGAACTTAAGAACATCGTCCATCTGCCAGTCGTAGATAATCTTTGCAAACTTAAGAGGAATACCTTTCTTCATTTTGTATGGAGAGACAATGTAGTTCTCATGAAGTTTCTGCACACAGGAGCGGTAACGAATCATTGACTCGTTTGCTCTAACTCCAGTTATGAATGCGACACGACCTGGCTTCCCTTGCATTGTGTAATAGTCAACAGACTCTGGGAGTGGCTTTTCGTGAGTCAGCCCAAAATGAGTTGCATTGATGGCGAAATCTGGCATTGGTCTAACCCACTCACCCAAATCTTTTCGTCTCTGGCTCCAGAGGATTGCCGATTCTCTTCTGCCAAGAATCCATACCTCAGCACCATATGGAAGGCAATACCACTCCATGTCAACCCAGTCGTAGTCTTTAATTTTCATTACATAGTCAACGACAAGAGGACTGACCATTTCTTCGTCACGGAAGATAACCTTCACCGGACCAAGACCGCGTTCTTCGTGAATCTCTTTCGCAAGATAAAGAACTGCCGTTGAATCCTTACCTCCAGAAAACTGAACGCACACTGTGTCAAATGTGTCGTAAACATGTCTTATTCGTGCACGGGCGGCATCAACACAACTCATATCTAAAAATAATCGTTGTCTAGTCATGATTTATCGGCTTAGCTTTCCATGCCATGGACTTAAGAGTTTTTGCAGTTTCAACATGGTTTTTTTATACTGAACCATAATTTCGTCATTTTTAATTTTGTCAGTTTGCAAAATGACAACTGTATTATTGATTATCTTCCATTTATCAGTAACTGCTTTACTTTGATTTAATAATGATTTGCACTCTTCACGCAACTTAGTTGCTTTTAGTTTAATTTTTTCATCAATTTTTACACTATCAAGGTCAACAAGAAGTACCCAAGGACTCCACCACATTTGCCACTCCTGTCTATTTATAGGTCTCGTGGTGGAATTGGTAAGCCACCACTGGCGATTTTGTAAAAAGTTTTATCGTCAATAATTTCAAACGACCATGCATCTTGGGTGAATCCATTGTTTATCTCATGTGGTCTTCTGTCAATCAATGACAGGAGTTTGCATCTCGCAAGCTTGCCATTAACCTGGATGTTTACATACCACGTATTAACTGGGTCTCGTGTCTGCCAGATTACATAAACACAATCTTCTGTTTTCCCAGCTCTAGTAATTTGTCCAATTGTTCCCTTTTGCGACACCTTGTCCCCAATCAGCATTTCTAGTTTGTTTTTAATTTTTCTATTTCGTCTTCAAGTCTTAAAATTTCTTTTTTAAGTTCTACAACTTCTCGACCCAAGCGATTTGCCTTTAATTGGTGGTAAGCAGATTCATAAATAAGCTCTGCTATACGAAAATCTTTATCTGTGTCACTCATAAAATTCCTATATCTCGCAATGCTCGTCAATAAAATTCATGAGTCTCTCGGATGTGGTGTTTCCATCAATGCTTGGATTACTTCGGAGCCATCTAATGAAGTCATACCAGCGTGACTGTTGTTGAACTGAATCAAAGACAATTGTGTATTGCACTATTGCATTTGCAGACTTTGAGCCAGTCGCGGCAGTGCTCCCCTTCGTAACCAACTCATTGTGGTCAACATCATCGTTTGCATGAAGTTCTCCGTCTGCCCTGAGTTCTTTTACTAATTGAGAAACTGGTGTTTGATTCATCACCGGAGGGGTAAAAGTCGTGCTTGTTGCTAGTTCGCTTTCATCAATATTGGAGAATTCCTCAATTGCAGCAATTTCAAACTCATCCCATCCGAGGTCATCAATAAGGTCTGAGTATTCATCGTTGATTTCCAAAAGCAGTTCAGACAAGAGGCGCTCGTCGGTTTTCCCAAGTTCCATTGTCCTGTTGTCAGCAATGGCATAAGCAATTGCTCGCGCCTCATCACCGTCAATGTAAACACATGCAATTTCTTTCCAGCCAAGTCGAATGGCGGCTTCAAGTTGATGATTACCAGCAATAACTGTTGCAGTTCCATCTTCGTTCTTGCGAGCGACAATCGGCTTCATTTGTCCAAACTCTCTATATGAAGCCATAATTGCATCAACATCACCACGTCGTGGATTGTTCTCAAGATGAACAAGGGTGTCAATAGCAACAGATGAACTTTGAAGTGATTTATGGATATTGCTCACACTTGACTCCTGACATTGGCATTCAATGTTCGCAGTGCATCAATTGACGTACGAAGAGAGAGTAGTTTTTCTCGCTTTGCTTTGACTAGTGCTTCGGCGACCTTGGATTCAAATTCTTGGTCTGCAAGTTTGTAGTCCGCCCAAGCTTCACGCTCTTTGATTGACCCCTTGGCTGAAAGGTATTCTTTGGCCCATTCAGCTTTCAGTCTTGCTTCTTTCTTTGCATTGTCTTCTGCGAGGGTTTCAAATGCTTCTGTATGTTCTTCAAGTAATTCCAGAAGACGCAACAGTTCCTCTTCAATATCAACCTGACTGATTGGTGAACTTCTCAAGTCGGCTAGTCCTTTCGTAGTAATTCGAGTGGTGACCAATCTATCGTCTTTAATGCATCTTTGTTTATTTGCGGCCAATCAATACTGCTGGTTCCTAGGTGAGTTTTTGTCATTTCCTCAAGAATCCAAGCATCACATTTATCGTCCCCACCTGGGTTGCTCCATATGATTCCGGTTTTTGCAGAAATTGAAGAAATAACTTCATTTTTTGAGGCATTGCCTTTTCCAGTGGCGAACTTCGCACGGCAGGTTGGGGGAATTACTACATATGGGATTTCCATCTCAAATAGCAATAATCGGATTACGCCACCGAGTTCACCAATGGAGTGAGCTTGGGAGTGCCGAGATGCAAAGGAATACCCCTCCATGACAACAGCATTGATAGAAAAGTTGAGTGCAAGTAATGCAACTTTTCTCTGGATATCAGAAAGCCTTTCAGCACCAGTGGTTTTTGGAGTAATCACACCAGTTTCGCCATCATGGCAGTAGCCAGTTGAGGTGAGTGATAGGTCAAGCGCAAGGATTTTCATCAACTAGAGCATAACGGTTAACATGCAAAAGCCGAGTGAGTTTCCCCACCCGACTTTTGCACCTATAACGGTCCTAAGGAATTCCAGTTTACATTTAGTGAAAAATATTTAAATGCAAGTATTAAAAAAGTTTAAGATATATCACCGCTCCCACCCATGCTTCGCCAAACCAAGGTCAAAAGCAAGTTGGGGATAATTACCAATTCTTGTGTGGCACGGTCTACAGACAGCCAGAACATTGTCTGGGTCAAGTATTGAGCCACCCTGTGAGCGACGAATCAATTCATGCACATCGGTCGAGCGGTTTCTTACATACGTCTTCTTTTTGTCATGTTCTGCAAACACTGGGCAGGCTTGACACGCTGGATACTTCGTCAATATCTCTTCAACAAAAGGTCTACGGAGTTTGTACTCTGCTTCTTTTTTTGCACTGCGCTTGCGAATCATATTGATGACAAGTCAACTTTGTCAAATTCCCACCTCTTGTCAAGTGCAGCCCAGAGAGCCCTGTCAATTGATGTTTCTTCAAGGTCGTATTCCTGCAACATCAACCTATGTTGAACAATTGCTCGCCGGTAGAAAGAAACTTCTTCCCAACCATTGCTCTCTGCGATTGCTCCAGTTTCAATCATTTTTGTAACATCATCAAGACGTCGCTCTACGTGAAACTTAAACCGCTCAATCTTTCTCTTGCGATTGTTGTAGGCATTTTCTGATTCCTCAATTAGTTTATTTCCATCGTTTCCAAAAGACGAGTACCTCTGGGTATCGGCATTAGAATCTGCATCAATTGAAATGATTTGATTATTGAGGTTGTCAGCCAGTGCAACGAGGGCCGCTTGCCATCTATCCCAATTGTGTTGCTCTAAGAGGGTATTCCTTTGCGATGGAGAGAGTTTGTTCTTCACTTCCTCAGCAACCATTTTTGCAAATGTCTCATTATCAATTACCATCTTTTCCCTCTTTTCTTTCCAACCCATGCTGGGCATATCCCCTGATACGAGCACCAGTCGCAAAGTTTTCCAACCTTGGCATCAAACTCTGCGCTCGCACAAGCTTCAGTAATTTCTTTATGTGTTTTTATGATGTCCTGTCTGACATCTTCAATATCCTTGAGTGTTGGCTTATGTGTGAATTTTATAGCCTCTTTGAGGAATATTAATTCAAGTTCATCAATGGGCTTTTGTAACTCCTCGCCCAGCAACATTGCATAGATTGAAAGTTGATACCACTTCTCTTCCAGCCACTTTTTCATTTTTGGTGCTTTGCCTGTTTTGTAATCAGAGATTTTTAATCCACCATTTTCAGAAATTGAATAACGGTCAATAAATCCCTTTAGTACAACACCAGTGGCAATCTCACCGCCAACCTCGTTCTCAACACCACTTGGCTCAATGTGCATTGGGTCTTCGATTATCCAAAGATTCTCAATACACCACCAAGAGTTCCACCTCAGTTGTCGTATTCCCTGCTCTGTGTGGATGATTTGCTCAACCTGTTCCTGCCAATTATTGACAGTCCAAATATAAGACGAAATCTGTTTTGCATTAAGTAGTGTTCTTTCGGCGGCAGGTTGCTTGTACAAGTGTTCAAGAACCTCGTGTACGAACGAACCCATCAACAAAGCTTCGCTAGTGCCCTCTGGAATCTTGTCAATGCGACTTAGTTTGTATCTAAGTGGACATTGTTTCCATGTGGCGATAGATGATGCCGAGAGATACGGTGGGGGGACAATTGTCCCCTCGCTCTCAGACGGCAGTTGCATTAAACGATACTGAAACTGCTTCGGTAAGTAATTTTTCAAGCAAATCAGAAGAAACATCGCCAGCCTTACGAGGCTTTGGTGTATCGCCTGCAATTGAAACCCATCGCTGGTTCAATGCTTGCTTCTGGTCGTCTGAAAATGTTTTCGTGATGCCAACAAGTTTACTGAAGTTCTCTACCTCTGATGAAGATGGCGCTGGAGCATCCATTACTTGCTCAATCTCCATTGCGTCTTCGCTACGTGCGAGATAAAGACCAACACCTAGTGTTTGTACTGCTTTCTTCAAAGCATCAGATACAGCACCCTTGACCTCATCACCAATGTCTACTGGCTCACCCTGTTTGTTCATCTTGATTTTCTGTCCACCAACACCATCGCGTGTTACGGAAGTGTCGTCAATGGTTGCAATCACTCTCACATGAGCGACAATTGATGTTCCAAGTTGTTGCCAAGATGTGACAGTGAATGACCAGTTTTCAACACCAAGAACTTTGTTCATACGGTTGATTACTTCACTTACAGGAATGTAGGTAAGGTTCGCTCCACCCTTATTCAAGGTTCGCTCCATCTCTTGCGGAAATGGTTCGGATAGGTTTTGGTATGTGTTATTCGTCGTAGTCATTTGATTCTTCCTGCTTTCCCTTTCGGATAATAAGACTTATTCTTGTGTCACCGGTTTGACAATAGTTATCTGCGTTCAAACCAATCTTCCTCAACTCCCCGACCTTCCAGTAGTTAGGCTGGATGTAGTCAAGTAGTTTTGTAATCATTTCTTCTGTACTTGCTTTTACTTCACCAGTATCCATATCAATAGACATTGATGAAATCCTTTGCGCCACTGCGCTGGCGAGGTCTTTGTGCTGCCAGCCAGTTCGACGAGTGTTGTAACTCTTTTCAATGAGTCCGTTCTCTAGGGTTAATGGCTCGTAGTCATCAATCCTTGGTTGGACTTTCCAAGCAAATGAGTCGTAAGCAACCTTTAATTCAGCCTTTACGGTATGAAGCTCAATTAGCGCTTCGGCATACTTGTTAAAGAGTTTTTGGTCCATGTCTGGAGAATCAGAAAATTCTTTTTCTATTAACTCATTTAATTCTGTGACAGCTTTGCCTAAACTGACAACCGCATGATGTAGGTCCACATCGCTCCTTTAGTAAGAATAGCCATTAGTACCTAAGCGATGATACTGATTCTTTTCCGCTGAGGCAACCCCAAGCCAGTTAAATGTGTAAAAGCTCCTACAGCAGAGTCAACTTGGTCATCATGGTCCGCGGCTTCAGGGAATGAGGACAATTCGTCAAGCCAAGCAGTTAGCCAAGCACCTCGCATCACTCGAACATTTCCATTCGCCACCGCTGCAGCAAATGGTCTAGCTCTGGTCAACTTATCTCCAGTTGCCCTCAAGCCTTGAAAGTCATGACCTGGAAGGACGTAACGTGCATATTGGTCAACAAGAGCCTTTCCAGATGAACCCGGTTCTTGCTCCATCCTAATGGCTACCATTTTCCCGTCCTCGTAGGCGGTCTGGGAGATTAGGGCTTCAACTTTTTCACCCCTAACGCGGGCTCTCTTTACATCAAGGATGTAGGCAATACCTTGGTCAAACATCATCAATGTGCCAACCGTCCAGTCGGGGTTGGGGTTGCTGGAAGATGGCTCAGTTGCTGCCAAGTCCCAAAATCTTACAACTCTGGCTGCCGAGGTGATTTGAGGGATGTCTCCTTCATCAATAATGACCATTGACGTTCTGTCAAAGAGGCTTCCCAGAGTCGTTGCCCACCAGTCTCCCTCTTCAAGTCTTCGTCTTTCAACTGGGTCAAGGGCAGATAGGGCTTGTCGGTATGATACCGCGTCAATTCCTGGGTTGTCGGTCAACTTTGAAGGAACGAATATTCTTCCCTCTTGCTTCCCTTCAACGATGAACCGTTGTCTAACCCAATTGGGAGCAGGGTTTGATGCTGAACGCATTCGTAGGGGAACTTGAGAAAGTGGTCCACCAGCAGGACGACGCAAACGAGAGAACAAATAGCGATAATCGGATTCACGGATTTCCGTAACCTCATCCATCCCAATGAACTGGAATTCTGAACCCTTGTACCTGAGGTAGTCGCCTGTGTTGTTCAAGTAACCAAATGAGATTCTTGCTCCAGATGGGAAAGTGGCTTGAAAACTGTTGTTATTCCAGTGGATATCGTCGTGGTTTGCAATCCACGACTTGAAGCGGTCCATGAGCGCTCCAGGTAGGGACAAGTCGGCAAATGTTCTACGGAAAAGAATTGCTGAGTATCCAGGAACGTCAACATATTGCAATGCCGCCATCAACAAAGCAGAAGACTTGCCTCCACCAGCAGCCCCACCAAAGAGGGCTTCTAACCCGTAGTAACGAAGGAATGCTCTCTGATTTAACGAACCCTCTTCAGGGCAATAGAGCGGTTCCTTGGGTTCAAGGTACTCAAGAATTTCACCCCAGTCAGGCATTTAGTCTCCAAATAAAAATTGTTGTTCTAGATTAGAGCACATTAATCGGGTAATGTAGGACAGTGCGCATGAAAAAAATATTTGCCAAGATTCGGCTTGTTTTAATAAACCGTAGTTATATCGCTAATTTTTTAATGATGTCATTTATACTATTACCAGCAATCGGTGCTGGTTTAATATTCCCTCCAGCCGGATTGATAGTTGCAGGTTTGGTATGTGGAATAGTCGGCTTCTTGTTAGGTCTTGAATAAATATGGCATGGAACACAGGTTCAAATAAAGCCCTAAATAATATCAATACCAAGTCTATTGGACCCGGCGCGCCCGTAGCGCAAGACCAATCATTTGTTGGCAGACCGTATAAAGACTCATGGGATATTGAGCGTGCCTATAGAGAAGGAATGCAGCGAGTCACTTGGGTGGCTAGATGTATTGATGTAATCGCTGGAAACCAAGCAAGGCTTCCAATTATTCTCAGAAAAGACAATTCTCCTGACGGTGAAATCATTGTCGGCAAAAAAGCAGAAGACTCAACACTCCTTCAGGTTTTGAACACAAAGTCAAACATTGGTGAAAACTCATTCATCTTCCGCTACAGACTTTCCTCGCAGTTACTTCTTGGAACTCGCGGCGCATTTATTGAAAAGGTTCGTGGACGCGATGGGGACATCATTGGTTTGAATCTTTTGCCACCCCAGGCAACATCGCCAATCCCAGACCCAAAGAAGTTTGTCTCTGGATACGAAGTGATGATGCCTAACGGCGAACCAGTAATCCTCAAGCCAGATGATGTTGTGTGGGTAAGAAGACCACACCCGCTTGACCCTTACCTTTCATTAACACCAATGGAATCAGCCGGTATTGCGATTGAGATTGAAAACTTTGCAAAACTGTACAACCGAAACTTTTTGATGAATGATGGTCGACCAGGAAGCCTTCTTGTTGTCAAAGGTGAAATTGACGACGATGACAAGGAAGAACTAAAGAGCAGATTCAGGGGGAACCTTGCCACAACAGGAAGAACCACAGTTCTTTCTGCTGATGATGGTGTTGACTTTGTTGATGTTTCAGCAAGCCCACGTGATGCTGCATATATCCAAATGCGACAGATTACAAAAGAAGAAATTCTTGCAGCATTCGGTGTTCCTGAAACAGTAATCGGTAATGCTGCTGGCAGAACCTTTAGCAATGCAAGCGAAGAAATCCGAGTGTTCTGGACAGAGACAATGCTTCCTCATCTTGAACCACTTGCTCGCGCGCTTGATGAACTTGACCCTGTGCACTACATTGACTTTGACACGAGTCTCGTTCCTGTTCTTATGCTCTACAAGCAGGAGCGTGAAAGGTACCTCAAGGACGAACTCTCACAAGGTCTAATTAGTGTGAACGAATATCGCCTTATGAGCGGTCGTAAAGAAGTTGATGCAGACTTGGCTGATTCGTTGTTGATGAATCCAAACTTGACGCCAATTGCAAATACCAAGAAGAAGATGGAAGAGCCACCAATGATGGCTGGCGGAGCACCAGGGGCTCCAGGAGCACCAGGGATGCCACCAGGACCAGAGGGCGCAATGCCGCCAGGCGTGCCACCAGTTGAAGGTGCGCCACCTGCGGGTCTTGACCCGAACACTATGGCTGGAGCATTGGCTGCTGCAACGAGCGGCGTTGGTGCCCCTCCAGGAGAAATGTCCCCACCACTTGGCGCTCCAGAAACTGCAACAGCCCCACTCCCAGAGGGTATGGCATCAGCAAGTTCAGTTATGAATTACAAGTCAGAAGAACCATCACGAACCATGGATAGATGGGTTGAAATTCTAGACCGTTCGCTTGAGCGAGTTCTTGAAAGACAGCAACGTGTTGTCATGGAAAAAGCAAACGGAGTCAAGTCTCGTAAAGCACTCTTTGCTGGAACCCTTGAAGCAGAATCAATCCTGAGTCCAGATGTTTGGAATAAACAACTAGAAGAAGACATTAAGCCAGTTCTGTCGGCAATCGTCAAAGATGCCATTGAAGTAAAGCAACCAAGCGCAACTTGGAATCAACTTGAAATCAATGTCAAGGTTTACCGACATATTGAGAACCTTAAGCAACTCAATTCCGATATGTTTAGTCAGGTAAAGACTGCGATTATCAATGCAGTCAATACTCCTGGCGAAGAGGCTCGACATGAGTCATTAAAGAAGGACATCATTGAGATGTACACACACCTTCACGGAAAAATCCGTCACGAAGTTGCTCTTGAAGAGACAAACGAGGCTTGGAATTCAATTTACTAGTTTCACTATTTACATATAGTGAAATACATAATTTTTGGCGATTAGTTGCAGTGCCTTATCAAATAAGTGTCTTATGATTTAAACACTCTATTTGATTGGTGGAAAATGAACGAAAAATTTGAATTCAAATCAGCAGCTACCGGAGCAATCGCTCTTGACGAACTGCAGGGAATTGTTGAATGTTTCGTTGCAGGAATTGGCAATAAAGACTCAGTAGGCGACATCGTTGTAACTGGAGCATTTGCCAAGAGCCTCACCCGTCGTAAACCAAGAGTTGTATGGGCTCACAGCTGGAATGACCCAATCGGAAAAGTCCTTGAGATGTACGAAGTTCCAGCAGGAGACCCACGTCTTCCAGCAAAGATGAGAAATGCTGGAATCGGTGGTTTGTATGCAAAGGTTCAATTTAACCTCCAGTCAGAAAAAGGCAAAGAAGCATTTGCGAGCGTTGCATTCTTTGGAGAAGAGCAGGAATGGTCCATTGGTTACAAAACCATCAATGGTGCGTTTGACACAGCACAACAAGCAAATGTCCTTAGAGAAGTAGAACTCTACGAAGTCTCACCGGTGCTTCATGGTGCCAACCAATTGACTGGAACCATCTCTGTAAAGAGCGAATCAAAGAATCACATGATGCCAATTATTGCTGGCATGCCAATGATGGGCGGACAGTCACAACAGCCTCGAATGATTGTTGTTGCAGCACCACAGCAAGAACAAGGGCAAGACGAACCATTTAATATTTTTGCTGAAGGTCTTGCACAACCACTTGAAATGGACAAAGTTCAAAAGATTCAAACAGAACTCAGTGAAAGAACTGGTTCAAAAGTGGACATTGTTGAAGCAACAGATAGTTTCATTGTTTTCCGCAGAACAACTACTGACGGAAAAGTTTCAATGTACAGAGTTGGCTACCACACACCAGATGGTTACAACACATTTATGTTTGGAAAGCCAGAAGCATATGCTGGAAGTGAAGACAAGCCAACAGTTCAACAACAGATTGAAGTGAAGCCAGCCGATGCATCAATGATGCCTGCACAGCCACAACAAATGCCATACCGAGACGATGACCAAGATGAAATGAATACCATGCTTGGCGGTCAGGTTGGTGTCGGTAAGTCCGCATATGCACACCTCATTGAAATTCCACAAAGTCACATGGTTCAAGCCAAGAGCATGCTTCAGCCAGTATTTAATTATCACAATCTTTCAACAACTGATTCTGATAATGGAATTATTGTTAATGGAAGTATCTCGGCACAAGCTATTGATGCACTCCAGAATGCCGTGAAGGCAATTGGTCAAACGATTGGTCAATCGGTAGGAAATCTCCGCACCCTTGCACAGTCGTTCAACCCATTTGCAATTGACGGTGACAACGACGGATTTGCACAAGACGGTACAACATTCCAGAGACCGTACATTCCAATCAAGAAGCCAGACATGAATCTTCCAGATGTTGCTGGAAGGAATCGCAACTCAAATGAAATTCTTGACAAGCCAACAATTAGAACTGGCAAGAAGCCAGATAAAGACCCAAGTCTTTTGTCTGGCCAAGAGCGTCAAGAAGCATTGGCTGCTGGAGACCTGCAACCACGCACGATGGACGACATTTCATTCCTTGCTAATCGTCGACCAGAAAACGAAGGCATTGCAAAGTATTGGGACATGTCCGAGGAAGGTCTCCGTGTAGAAGGACAAAAACTCGTTGCTGCTCGTCGTGGACAAACTGGTTCTGAAAGAGAAAAGACAGATGCAGAACTCTTTAAGATTTCACATGAGTTCTCTCGTCGTGATGCTTATAAGCAACAGTTTGGAAAAGAATTCGTTCCACCAAAGAGGACAGAATCAACGGGTCGTGAGACTTTCAATGCATCAAAACCAGATGAGGTTATGCAAGAAGTTCCAATGTCGGCGGTGCTTGATGCAATGAAAGAATGGTCAAAGAGCCGTTCCACAAGAGGTTTTGGCAGTCGTAGTGATGTAACACCAGAGCAACAGAACAGAATTGATGCTTCACGCAAGCGTGGTTCAGACATTGCATCTGGACGAGCTCAAATTCTTGCAGACAACTTGAAGAATCTCAGCGATGAAGACAAAGACACCATCCGTGAAGAAGGCATCGTTTCGTTCTTGCTTCAAGACGGAACTGGTGGTCCATTGAGTGGAGAGTGGGCGGGAGATTCACCTGCTGAAAGAATTGGCGACTTGTTGCCAGAGGGTGACTGGTCAACTGACTCAGGTCTCCAAGCAGATGCTGAAGATATTTTTGCATCATACGAAGAAGGCTTCTATGGTCAACTTGACAAAGAGTTTGCAGACCTAGTAAACCCAGCAGACCTTGAAACAGAGAATTCAAGATTTGAAAGTTTGTCGGCAGATGAACAAGACTTAATTCTTGAACAAGGTCGTGATAGTGCTCGTGGTCTTGCTTCACGTGGAGAAACCACTTCAGAAGGACAGAGACCACCACGCACCGCTGTAGCTATGCAGATGGACCCTAAGAATTCCAAACTTGCAAGACAAATTGATTACGACCCACAGAATGGTGACCTCACTGTTTATTACAGAGATGGCAAAAAAGAAACATTCAATGATGTTCCCTATGACCGTGTCCGTAAAGCCGGAACTGATGACAAACCAGATGCATTAATCAGTGCACTGCAGAGAGAGCAAAAGAAGCCACAAAGTAGAAGCGGTCTCGCATCAAGAGATGAAGGCTTTGCATCGCGTGGTGAGGGCAGTGGACTTTGGGGTTCCAATAGAAGCCTTGACCCAGATGACGACGAAATCTCAGACGAATTTATTGAAGATTATCTAAATGACTATGTCGGCAATGGTGAAATTGAATTTGACAAATTGGAAAAATTCAACGATAAGCCAGAATTTTATAACCGTGACAGAGAGCCACTGAGTGATGCAGAACTTCAAGATTTGTTTGATAGGTATCAGTCTGACGACGATGCTGTTAGAGATATAGCTGCTGATGAAATAACTACACGTTTCTATCGTGAACTGTTAGACGACCAATACGACAGAATGGTTGAGCAAGCAAATTCCAGATATGAACCAGACTACGACGACTACATGAGGAGTCGTGACGGCTTTGGCTCGCGTGGTTCCTCACTAACCGATAAGCCAACTCCTCTAGAGGAACTAGAGGATTTCAAAAACTTCCTTGACCGTGAGTATGGCGAGTATTTCATGGATTACACCCAAATGTCCGACGAGGACGTCAAGAAATCTGTGATGAGAAATTACCGAATAAGTCGCAGTGAAGCAAATGACTTTGTCAAAAAGTTGCGTAAACATGAGAACAAATTAGACGACCTAACGGATGCAATGGTAGACGCAGAAAACGCAGATGATGGCTTTGCCTCTTTGAGCAGAATCAAGCCGGGTCGGGTTAGAGGTGTCGTAGATGATGGAGCCGTTGAGGAAATTGATTTAAGCGATGAAATTGTTAATGACCTTATTTACGACGATGTAAGCAAGGAGTTATTTGTTTCCACCGGTGGATATTGGAAGAAGGGCGAGCCAGATGAAAGTGGGGCAATTCCATACACACGCGTAGAACTTCAGACTTACATTCTCCAAGATGTAAGTAAGGAAGAACTTGATGAACTGGGTGCCTCTAGGAATCTAAGTGAGTCCATCAATGCCCTTGAAAAAATCAAGACCAGCAGAGATGTCACGAATGATGACAAGGCCAACTTCTTTGGACGCGAAGAAAAATTTGAGGGTGTTGAAACACGGCTTCAACTTGAGAAACTGCTTCTTAACGAAAAAAGAAAACAAAAACTAGCAGAGAAGGTCGCAAGACAGGCAAGATTAGACCTATCCGATGATGAATTTATTGCTGACCTATTACCACGACCGACTAGGAGTGGTCCTGAAACTCAGGACTTTGAAAGGATTGAATCCGACTACCGCTCATTGATGGAAATGTCGCTTCCTGAACTTGAGAAGGAACTTGAAAAAGCACGCGAAAAATACAGCGAGGCAAGATTCGTTCTTCTCCAACGCGACGGCGGCGTTATGGGGCGCGACTACGAAGCAGAGGGTGTCTCTAGTCTTGAGACTCGCGCTAATGCAGTTGAACGCATATTAGTGCGCAAGACGCAGAGTGGAGATGACGAAGTAGATGGCTTTGCTTCACGTATGCCAAATGATGGCGAACGAATTCTGCAAAGAGGGAACAGAGACTTCCTTTCTGACGAGTTCTCACCGAGTGAGTACAGAATGGCAATGAGTGGACTAGACAAGGTGAGAAAAGGTGATGGGAAGGTAAGCCCACAAGAGGAAGCCGCCATCAGAAAACTCGCCAACCTCTATAAGATGAGACCAACCATAAAGCCAAACGAACGCTTCGCAATCAACGAAGTCCTGAAAAACGTTAATGGCTATGCAAATCTTCGGGGTAATGGATTCGCCTCACGAGGCGACAGACTTGATGTTCCTGGAAAGAATAACGACCTCGGCAAATGGTTGCCAGAAGATGTCCAAGAATTTCTTAATTCCAATGATGATTTGCTTGGAGAACTTGATGCACAGTACTACCTAGACAACCCTGGTAGCCCACGCCCAGGCGCACGCGACCATTCCTCTGAGGCGATGATTGAAGACCTCATGGCAAATCCAGAGAAATACGGATTTGCAAAAGATTTCAGAAAAGAAGCAATTGAAGCGCTCAAGGGGAGCGGTGCAGATAGGGATGAAGCAGAAAGAGTTGCCGACTACTGGATTGAAAATGATGCAATCCATGACGAATACCTAAAAGAAGCAGACGGCGATTCGCTGTATGCAATGGCTCTTGCTTACGACAACTATATCGAAGCAGCAGCTGATGATTACAACGAGCGTCAGCGCGGATTTGGTTCACGTGGTGATGAGATGCTGGAAATGCGCCCATACTCTGATTTGACTAGTAAAGAAAAATCTGATTTGTATGAGTCAATTGAGAACTATCTCAACGGTCGTGGAGACTGGGCAAGAATTAAGAATGAGCTAGAAGAAGGCGGCTTTGACTACGACGACTTCCTCCAGCAGAACCCAGAATTCCACCCAGACTTCGCCGATTTTGGCGATGCTGGAGATATGGGATTTGGTTCACGTGGTTCTTCGCAGGATGGCGAATTGGACATTTACGGCTTTGGAAAACCTGTACAAATTGATGACAACGACATCAGCACGATGTCAAGATGGGATGAAATTGACCGTCAATCCCAACAAGACTTTATTGCTGAATTGGAAGCAGATGACTATTTCTCTGATGGAGATTATGACGCTGCAGACAAACTGTCACTTGCCGCAGACGAATGGAATGGAAGAGGCTTAGAAACGCGCGAGAAGTATACCGATGAGATGCTCGGTGAACTCAACGAGTTGGAAGACATAGCTAAAGCAAATTTTACAGACGCTGAGCGCAGAACAAAGCCTTACCATGGCCCAGCATTTGCTTATGCAGAAGAAATAATCAAAAACCCGTTGAGTGCTAATTACTCTGATTACGAACAAGCAAGAGAAACCCTTGACAGTATTAGGGAATCTCTAAGAAAAGATGTTCTTAAGAGAGAAAAGAACCTAGACGATGCCAACACGCTTGGTGAGGAAGACTTCGGTCTTGCCTCCCGTGGAGGTAACGCAACAAGAACGGTTCAAGACTTTGAAAGTCTAAAAGATAAATATGGTGCAAGAACCCTTGAGGACATGGAACCATACGAAAGAGTCTCAACACTCGGAGAAGCAAAAGCTGAACTAACCACTGCAATTGATGAAGCAGAAAACATGCTTGATGGTCTTGATGAAGACAGTCCTGAATGGGAAAGACTCTTTGACGCACAGCAAGAGATGTCTTTTAGTCTTGGTGAAATTGAAGACATGATGGACGAGATGGTTTCTGAAAAAGAACGTCTTAATGATGAAATGGGCTTAGCAGCAACATTGAGTGGTGAAGCAAATGATTTGGTTGAGACACGGAGAGGTATTACTCGCCCATCAGCTGAAGACTTGGACGAACTGTCATTTGAAGATGCACATTATGAATACATCAGCCTCATGAGAGACATCAATTATCTGGTAGATGAAAATAATCTATCTGTTGATTGGAGTGAGGAAAAACAGAGTGAAATTGAAAAAATGCTACGTGATGGTCGTTACGGAAAAGCCGAAGACATGCTTTACGATGTCACGCAGGAAATTTTTGATACCACCGACGATAGATACCGAACAGCAGAAGCAGAATATGATGACTATCCATTCCTAGATAGTGATAATTTAGGGAGATATAACAGTGGATTTGCATCACGTGGCGGTTCACGCTTTGACACTTTTGAAACTCCAAACTCAAGTGCAATTGAAGCAGTTCACTATGACCGCAATACCGGTGAACTCCATGTTGCATTTAAGCCTGGACAGACTGGTGGCGATGCTCGTTACTACACCTACTCTGGAGTTCCTGCAGACTACTTTGACAATGAGGTCAGTGGTTCAAACTCAATTGGTCGTGTAATCAATGACGTAAAGAAAAACTACGACGTTGAAGTAACGAACCCAAGAACAGTTGATGCAATCAATGGCCGTGGAGAAGTTGCTTCTACCCCAGCAAAACTTGGTTCTTGGTCAACCACAAGAGGTTCAAGAACTGGAGCCATTTTGGCTGAAGGTGATGACTACTACTACACAATCAGCCCTGATGGAGCAGGTGGTTACCGTGCTTCTGCCTATTCTAAACGCTCAGGCAGCGAAGTAGACAGAATGGGACAATACGAAACACTTGAGGCGGCTAAGGCATGGGCTGGAAAAGACTATGCAACACGCACTCGTAAAACAACCTCACCAAGTGGGCGTTCTGAAATTCAAGACATTGATGTCCGTAGAAGTGCCGCTCTATCAGAGTCGTATTATGACCCAAATACAGAAGAACTTGTCGTTACATTCAAGGGCAAAGATGGAGCCCCTGGTGGAAGTTACATCTATGAAGGTGTAACGCCAGATGAAGCCAACGAACTTGCATCCTCCTCATCCAAGGGCAAGGTAATCAATAAACTCAAAGCATCCAAGTCGGTTCGACGTGCTGGTGCAGACGACAGAATGGAACGTACTCCAGGTGCATCTGATGAAGTTGGTGCTGGTGGATACGAGGCGCAGGTTGATTCACACTGGGACAAGATTGGACCAGAAGAGCAACGTAGTTACTTTGCACGAGCAGTTGATTCTGCAATCAATGCAGGAAGCGGAACTTCCGCAGAAGATATTACTGCTGATGCAAAACAACGAGCATATGACGACCGTCAAATTGCAATGATGGAAATGCAAGCAGAAGAACTTGGCATGGGTTACAGAAATGTTGATGTTGGCTCAAGTGCTGCGCTCAACCGTGTTCAGTATGACCCAAGCAAGCGTGAACTTCGTGTTGAGTATCGTGGACGCGATGGCAAAGGAACTGGTGAATTCTATGTTTATAAGAATGTTCCTCAGTCAGTAGTTGACGACATTGAAGCATCGGATAGCCGTGGAGCAACACTCCGCAGAGTCCGTGATGACTTTGAATTCACAACGGAATCAGCAATCCCTGAATCAGCATTTTATTCAATGGGTGATGCGGGTGATATGGGCGAGAGGTCAAATCCAAAAATCACCAATCGTACAAACGCAAATGGTTTCTACCTTGACGAAAATGGTCGAGCAACGAACTACAACAAGCGCGCATACACAACTAGTGATATTCAGAAGATGAATGCACGACGAAATGGTCGTGATGGATTTGCCTCAATGGGTCAAGAACTTCAAGACCTGCAATCCAAAATTCAAAGAGACTTGAAAAATCCTGGCTCTAGAAACGGAAAACGGAATAAGCCAATTGACCCAGATGTTGCTGCCAACTTGGCAAACCCAGAAAGCGATGCTGGCACTCTCGTTTACCCAAGCACTAATGAGGGCGACTACATTCGGATTTCCTACAACCCAGAAAAGCGAACATACGGTGTGGAGAGAATTCAAACCGTTAGAGGGTTCAACAGAGATGAGCCACCAGAAGAAGTGGTAGTGGACACGGCAGATGCGGACACCTCTTATGAGGCTGGCTCGCTGGTGCGTGAGTTTGCTGAGAACTACGTGAATGAGTTGCGTTTAGAAAATGACAATGATAGACGAGCAGCGACATACGAGAGCACGTTTGGCAGGGGTGGCGATGCAGACGATGGATTTGCTTCACGTGCATCAATTAACGAGAGCAGTACTGGTCAAAGGATTGTTCCTTCAAGAATGCACTCTGACGACAGAGAAGCCCTTGCTGAAATCACCGACCCCGAAGAGCGAAAGCAACGGATTGATGAATTGATTGAGTTCTACGGACCAAGAATATTTGCCAAGCCATCATCTCCAAAACGCAAGAGGATAGTACAAACCTACGACGAAAATGGTTTCCCGGTTGGGCCAGATGGCGAACCAGCAGACTTATTGGATGATGACGGATTCGCTTCAGGTGGTGTGCTTAATGAAGAGTACGACGATTTAAGAGAATTTGGTTACAGTCCTGAAGACAAAGCCAAGAATGACGAAATGGTCATGGAGGCATACCTTAATGAATTTGATGAAGAAGCACCAAGTCTTGAAGATGCGTACGAGTTTTGGGCTCAAAGGGCACAAGAACTCCGTGAGGAACGTTCTAATTCGCTCATGGATGTATTCTCTCGTCTACGAGACGAAGTCAATTCTCTCGGCATAAGCGATAGGGAACTTGGTGCATACAGTCTGGATGGATTAGCATTCTTGACTGCTGAGTCGCTAATTGACAATCCTCTTGAAAGCGATTCAACCGATATCTCTGAAGCAGAAGATTATATAAGCAGAATGAGGCGGTCAATTGACCAACTTGCTGCCGACATGCCCGAAGAATATGACTATATGGACGAAGAACCAATGGACGGATTCGCTTCACGTCAAACATCTGCATTTAATCCAGAAATCGCCGACATGGCCCTTCTTGACAAAGAACTCGATGACAACTTTGGAATCTTTAATGCTCTTGACAGAGTTCTTCCACCAGCTGGGGGTGGGGTTTGGGCTGATTCGGCTGAATATAAGCCATCAATCAATACCGTACCGTGGTCCAAGATGACAACAGGTCAAAAAAGAAGAGTTGCCGAAGACATGATTGATAACAATCGCGCATATTTTAACCAAATGGACCGTGATGGTGCAACAGTGGGAGAAATTGACAAAGAAATAGGAAGACTTTACGACGAAGAGGCAAAGGCAAATTTGATTACCCTTGAACGAGCCCTCAAGAAGGCCAGCGATGACTACTCTTTCTGGGCAAGAGCCAGAGCAGAGGAAATGAACCCAACAATGAGCGAAAAAGAAATTGATGACATGCTTGTTGACTTGGGTCTTTCAGAAACAGATTTTGAAAGACTGTTTGTAAAGAACATGGACGCCTTTGAGATGGCTGCAGCAGCGTCTGACCTTGAGAATAAGCGCAGAGAAATTATAGAGAATATCATTAAGGGCTCTACCCCAAAGACTGGCGGCGACCGCCCAAAAGTTGACCCGCTCTCGATTCTTGGAGGATATTCAGATGGTGATGTCTTTGGACTGACCCCTCGTGGATTTGCTTCAAGAGGAGCGAGCGGTTCAAAGAAAAAGTCTAAAGAAGAAGTTTATGCTGAGATGACGAAACAGCTCATTGATGCTCTTTCTGAATCTGAAAAACTTGGCAAATGGCAACTCCCATGGAGAAGAACTGGGATGCCAGAAAACGGAACAACCGGTCATAAGTACTCTGGTTCAAACTGGTTCTTCCTGACTGCAATGGCTGATGTCAAGGGTTACAACTCAAACAAGTGGGCAACCTATGACCAATGGCAAGGTGTTGGCGGACAGGTTCGCAAGGGCGAAAAAGCAACATCAATCTTTGTTCCTATCTTCATTAAGGGCAAAGAAAAGGCTGATGGAACTGAAGAAAAAGGAAGAGTTAGCTTCATTTCTCGGTCGGTTTTCAACCTTGACCAAATTGATGGAATGCCAGAGGATTTTGACAAGAAGGAAATTCTTCCAGAATCAGAACGCGTTGCCGACCTAGAGAAGACGATTTCAGAAATTCCTGCTGTCATTAAAAATGGTGGAGACGAAGCATACTTCAGTCCATCTGAAGACTTCATTCAATTGCCACTATTTGAAAACTTCAAAGATGCACGGGCATATTACTCAACAGCAGCTCATGAACTCATGCACTGGACTGGTGGTAAAGACCGTCTTGGTAGAGAGAACATGAATCGTTTTGGCACACCAGAATATGCATACGAAGAATTGGTTGCAGAAATTGCATCTGCAATGTTTATGTCGGCACACAACATTGAGCCAAACATTCAAGAGAACCACGGCCCATATCTAGCGTCTTGGATTAAGAAACTCAAGGATGACCCAACCGCGCTTGAAAGAGCGATGAAGGATGCTCAAAGTGCAGTCAACTACATTCTTGATATTTCTCCTAATGCCAAGAGCAAGTTCTCCAACGGTGAAAAGGCAGAATTTGAGAATCCAGACATTGCAGTCCCAACTGAGCCTGTAGTTGCTGTTGAAGGCTTTGCTTCACGCGGCGACTGGCCAACACCTGGCGGATACGAGCCAAGTGAGTTTGATATGCGAACAGCGCTCTCACAAATCGGTCGTGGAAATCTCATGGCAATTTCTGGAACACGAGCAAATAAGCGCAATAACGAAATGGTTCTTCCAGTTAACAGAAACCAGCAAGTGATTGTTGGTTACGACGGCGGAAGTGATACATACTTCGTAAGAGCAGAGCAAATCATCACCAATGGTAAGGACAAGGGTAAAACCAGAGTTCTTGGTCAGTGGGACAATGTCTATGCAGACGAACTGGGCGAAACCGCATACCAAGCATCACTCAAGCCTTCAATGCTGAGTGACGATAACAAGGTTGTATGGGCTCAAGCGTTTGACCACCCACAAACCGGTTCATTGCTTGACGAAAACGGTCAGGTCTATGAAGGTGGCTTTGCATCTGGCGCAGATTCAATGGACCCAGACGAGCTTGATGCAATGGACTGGGCATACGATGCCGCTCAAGATTACTTGATGGAACAAGAATACATGATGCCTGAAGAACCATCGCAAGATGATGGTTTTGCAAGCAGAATGAACCTCAGCACTCCAGAAAAGAATGAAATTATCTCCATTGCTAGAAGAATGAACACTTCGTTCACAAGGAGTGTCGTTGAGCAGTATGACCGAAATGGAGAACTATCTGACAGGCAATGGGATGCCCTTAACAGAATGACACTGCGTGGAAATAGGGGCGGTTTCCCTTCACGAGGTAACGATAAGCGTCCTCGCACCCCCAAGGCGCGTTGGTCGCCTGAAGACCGTCAGCGTTATGCCGATGGGGACAAACTTCGCTCAAAGAAGCGACCAGGCAAACGTCGTGACGGACCAAGTGCATCTGAATATGGATTTTCCTCACAAGGTGGACCTATTGACATGATTCCTAGCGACATCTTCATTGGGGATGACGGTGCTGGTCGTTCATGGGGTTTTGAGCCAATCATTAGACGTGCTGCCAGAAGGTTTGGCGGAACAGAAAACATGAGTGATGACCAACTTGCTTCCGAACTTGGGGTGCCAGTTGAAGTGGCTAAAAAGATGCGTAAACAGGGTGCAAGAACAAGAGACATATACCTTCTGGATAATCTACGCATACAAGTTGGCGGAGGCAGGGACTTGTGGGGCGCAAACAATGACCCACTTTTCTATTATGACCAATCTGGAAATCCGATTTTGGATGCAGCCGACATTCCAGATGTTGAAGACCTAGCCCCAGATGCACCCGGAGCACGAGCTCGAAGAACGGCAAGTCGAAGGGAATACCTAGATGCTCGTCCAGTTCTTGAAGAAATTGGTATAAGTGAGACTGCGTCACAGTATTCAATTATGAAAAATAATAATGATGTCTTCTCAGATAAGACTTGGAGAAGAATCTTGGCTCAAGGCATTACGAGAGACGAAGTAAACACCTTGCTAAAAGCAAGGAAGTCAAAAATGACAGCAGACAGCATTTATGGTGATAAACAACCAGTCACGAGAACAGTCGGCAGGACAGACAGCCTCCCATTGGCTGATGTCTTTGGTAATCAGGCTTTTGACTCGGCACGAGGAAGAAGGGGTTTCCCTCAACAGGTTGTTGATGCAATTTTTGAAATTACGGGCAGAAAACCATCAATCTCAACGGTTAAGAAACTCATCAACGACCCACGGTCATCTAGTGCAACCGCTCGTCGAGCTCCATTCTCACTAAGCCCAATAGAACTAAATCAGTTGCTTGAGAAGCTTGGAATTAGTACCGAAGAATTTGATAAGTTCCGTTCAGAATAGCACTTTCATTAATCCACTATAAAACAGTGAGTTATACTAGTGTGTTATAAATTAGTATTTTCAAAAGGATTGGTTTCATGGACTCAAATAGCCCGAATCAAGTAGCTGGTGTCAGCATTGACACAGAAGGCAATGTCCTTAAATGCGCAAAAGGACTTGGCTCTGCAGATTGTGGTTACAGTGCTGGTTCTCCAGTTTGCGGTAAGTGTGGAGCGCTTCCTATTGAAATGAAGGTTCTCCGTAGCGAAGACTACGAAATGCTTCAAAAGGCGCTGAACGAAAAAGCAGCCGATGAAGCAATGGCTTCAATGGAAGAGCCAAAGAAAAAGAAACCACGTCCACGCGCAATGGAAGATGCCATGACGGAAGACGACGAGACCGCTGAAGTTCCTTACGAAGAAGAAGAAGAATCAATGCCAGAGGGCGAACGCGCAGCCGAAGAAAATGCTGAAGGCGAAATGGCTGACGAAGATGATTCCGAGGAAGAAGACGAAGACGAAGAAGACATGCTTGAAGACGAAGAAGTCGGAATGATGCAAAAATTCCGCCAAGCTCGTCTTAATCAAATGGGAATCAAAGCAATGGACGCTGGCTTGGGCGGATACAAGTGCGCAATGGACGGGAAGGTTTACCCTGGCGGAACTCCGCCATGTGCATCATGCCCTGGTGGTTGCACTGGAACAAAAGGTCAAATGACTTTGTTGCATGCAGAAGGTTATGCGCAGACTCTCGTTAAGGGTGACATTGTTGATTCTGGATATGTGTCAAATGCAGATATGTATGTAGTTGGTGTGCAAAGAAAAGATGGAAAAACATTTGATGTATTTATTAATGGAACTACTGGACAGATTCATGGTCATCGCTTGACCGATAGTTACGGTAGTATTCAGACGAAATCTGAACAACTTCTTTTAATCACATTTGATGAAGCTGGCGATATCGCCACCAAGTCAATTGATGGTGAGGTTGTCAGTATTGAGCCAGATTCGTTTGAAGGGATTGATTCTTATGCGGTCGAAATTGAAGGTCTTGACGGGAAGTCTTATGATGTTTTCGTTTCTCTTGACGGCGAAGTTCTTGGTTACGACAAGTACGAGCAAGAAGAAGCAGAAGAGATTGAGGCTGAAGCGGCTGAAATCGCACTGAAGCGAGCCTTCTCTGATGAAAGCCGTGAAGAACTAGCAAATAGTGGCATGGCACTTCCAGACGGTTCATACCCAATCAAGACCGAGGGTGACTTGAAGAATGCAATCCAAGCATTTGGTAGGGCAAAAGATAAAGAAGCAGCGAAGCGTCATATTATGAAGCGAGCTAAAGCACTTGGTCTTGAAAAACTTATTCCTTCAAATTGGGTAATGAGTCAAAAAGATGAAATGGCAAGCATTGAAGACGAAGAATTCAAGCGCTCACTCCTTGAGTTTCAGCTTCTTAGCGACGAATCACAAGATATTTAATTAAGCGAGTCCAATGGACAGCAACAATCCAAGAATGAATCGGTTCATCATCTCTCAACGTGCTATGGGTCATGACCAAGAGAGGTTAGAGGAAGCCGTCGCTGATTTCCTAGATGGACTTGAATTATCAGCAAAGTCAATCTCTAATAGCGACGAAATAATGGTCAAGGGTATTGGCAAGACTGTTGCTCAGAGCCAGAAAGAACAAACACCAAAGAAGGAAGAAAAAGAACTTCCGGGAATCAAAAATGAAGATGGATGGAGATACGACCCTTCTGCAAAGGGTGGTCCTGGTATGGAACTCCGCCTATTCCCTCCGATGAATGTTCGTGAAGGCTTGGATAAACATGCCAACTTTGGTTGGGTTGAAGAACCAACACCTCCTACGGCAAATACGTTTAAAGAATCAATTCAACAGCTAATGAAGGAACCACGAGTCACCCTTGATGTTTATGAGGTTGATAAAGATGGGGAACCAGCAAGAAAACTTAGTGAACGTGAAGTTGCTGAACAAAATGCTGAATCAGTAAAATCAATTGGTCGTTCAATTCGCCAAATGAATCCCGCTGGTGGTCTTGCACAAAGAGCAGCCAAGCAGTTTAAGGTGGTGGTGGACGACTTGGGAAAATTCCGGTGCCCACCGGGCACGCCTCAAGCCAACCAGTTCACAGACAAATTTGGAAGCACTTGTTTCGCTATTTCCGCCGCTCAAATACGTGAAATAGCACAACGTGGTCTTGATTCACTTGGTGATTGGTGGAAACACCAAAGAGCAACTGGTTTTGGAAGCAGGTCCATCCGTGATATGTCAGGCTCTTCATTAACATCCGCTAATAGGTACCGAGAGAAATTAGAGCGACCTAAAGCAAGATGGTTGAAGAATGCTCGCACGCGCGGGCAGGCTCGCATGGTCGAGATGGAAGACGCTGTTGACAATCTTGTATCAGAACTTGGGATTGAAGTAACCCCAGAACAGCGAGCACAAAACGAACATCTTTTTCTTGCTTTTGCAAAACTTAAAGAAATGGGTTTATGGGATATTGATATATCTAATCAAAGTCTTGACTTTAAAAAAACATTTGCAACACTGTCAGCAGAAGAACTTGAGGCTGCAAAAGAACTAGGTTTTACTCCAGAAACAGCACTTGCAGTAGAACGTGGCGTTCTAACAAGGCTTCTTGAAACATACCTCCGTGACCCACATGTAGCAAAGGAAATTTCTGTAATTAGATTTTCAGGCATGTTATCCAAAGACCCAAAAAAACATCCACTTGGGGAAACGGAAGAAGCAATGGCCCACCCACTAGGTGGCTCAAAATTGGCTGATACTAAATTTGCTATAAATTTTGACATTCAGAAAATGACTCTGAATGCAGCCTCTCAGGTTCCAGAAGTAAAAAAGGGTCAAAGACTTGGAATCAATGTAACTGGAGCCCGCACCGAAGAAGAAAGAGCAGCCGCTATCGCAGACTTCGTGGCAAGTCAGAAAATGTTTGCTGGTGGAATGGCCGCAGCCATCGCCGTTGATGGCAGAAAAGGCAAAGGTGTCCATACTGCCGCTCACGAAATTGGTCACGTCATTCAAATGATGCAGTGGAAAAAATTAATGTTGGCAAAATACTCCAATAAAGAACTTAATGAAATGACAAGTGGTCAAATTGTAGACAGCATGAAAGATTTAGGCGATGGAATTGACTTTACTGATTTGGGTGTAACTCGTGAATCAATGGAAGCAGTGGCGATACTTGGCGGCAAGTACCCACTTGACCTATATAGAGCAGAGGGTATGTCACAACTGTGGGCGATAGAACTATCTGCTGAACTATATGCGCTTCGTGACATGGGAATCCTTGAAGGTGATGATATTGATTCAGCCCTTGAGTGGATGGATAGAACGGCAAAGGCAAAAGATGCAACTCATCGTGCAAATACCCGTAAACGCCAAATGGCTTTAGTTGCCAAAGAAATGTCAAAACCATTGATGGATGGAGACAGACCTGATTATCCAATTGACCCAGAAGATGGCGGGAAACCACCCAAACCTAGAAAACCACCACGAGTGTTTACCTCAAAGAAAGACTCTGATTCATTTGGTAAATCTACACGAAGAAAACAGATTGAAAAACTCAACGAACAGGAGGGTGGAGCCATTGAGAGGATTGGCGACCCAGCAACAACTCGTGTTGCATCCCTTCTTGATGGAGACCCAACTCAAGAAATCCTCGCCATACACCGTGACCATAAGCGACTGAGAAGAATCGGCGAACTACCAGATAAGTTTGATATTTACGAAGGCTCTGTTGCAGAACAAATTGAACACACCCTAATTCCGACATTGACAGCACTAGAGAAGAGCAAACTCCCTTCAAATCTTGTTGTAAGATTTCAGCCCAAGTCAACAGCCAATCCCGGCGAGATGCTTTCAATTCCAGAACTAAAAAGTTTTCAATTAGAACACGATGAACTCGGTTTACCACCTGGAACAATCGCTATTGAACTCGGCCCAGACGCTAGTGGAATATTTGTTCCATCAGACCCATTTGATTCCTCTGTAGATGAAGCAGGAAAATTTGGTCGAGTCATGTTGCCACCTGGAAGAATTTTCATAACGGGAACTGATGCCGATGGTCGCATTACCGCACGGTTAGTTGACCAAGAGTCCAGCAGTGAGTCGCTTCAGAGAATGATTGACAACTGGCCGACAAAAGGCGACTCAAAGTTTGAAGATGGAATTTTGAGGAGAGAAAAGAGCGCAGCCCAAAAGCTCGTAGACAATCACAATGAAAAGGTTAGAGCTGGTGGTGGAGAAGTGCTACCAGATGGAAGAAGTGGTCCGGTTCTTGCTAGGGAAATCAGAAGGAACAACGAAGACATTGTCGATAGATTGCGTCGAAGCGGTGGACGACCAACGAGACCGGATAGAGAATATGTTGATGGTCTTGCATCCACATCTAATGCATCTTCTGCTGGATTTGACGATGCTTTCGGTCTTGCATCCACACCAATTGAACGAAGAATTGACCGAGACAATGTACTCAATCAAGTGATTAGCGATATTTCTGCTGGGAGTTTTCCAGACAATCCAGAGTTAGCGGAGATGATTTCATCAATGACACCGCAAGAGATTAAAGAACAGCTTGAAGGTGTTGTTTTTGATATTCACGACTCAATTGACAGGCGACCACGCTTGCGAATGAATGAACTAGATATTGACTCAATGATGGATATGTCGTTTCCACGCGTACAGCCTATTGATGGGTCTGGTAATCCCGACAGAATTAGGGAGAACAGACTTCGGGATTTAATTGAATCAATGCCAGAATTCAAACTCCCTGAGACGGAAAAACCAAGTTCATCACTAACCGACTTGACCCCAGAGCAAATTCAAGACGCATTGAAGGGCGTCGAGTTTGAAGGAAAACCAGGTTATTACTCGTTCGGTCAAACTGGGGCTCCTAGAAAACACGAAGTTGAGTACCAATCACGAATTGGAATCCACCCAAGTACACCAGATACTGAACGACCTGTATCTGGCTATGTTGTTCATAAATCACAGAGAGATATGACGGTTAATGCATTGAAGAAAAAAGGAATTGTTGCTGGTGACATGCCATTTGAATACGAATCAGAAAATACTCCAATTGGTAACGTAGGTGTTGATGGCGATATTGAAATAATCTTGCGTCCTGAGGTTTCTGGAAGAACTGCATACGGATTTGGCCGTGGTTCAGAGCAACAAACCAGACCAGTGTGGATGAACTCAGATGAGCCAGATGACATTATGGATGCTCTACTCCACCCAACGAGCGATAACTACAAAACTAGATTTGCTAATGCAATGATTGTTTCCGATGATAACGACGTTGCATCATTCATGAACTCAAAGAGAATCAAGCCATCAAAATTGAGTGAAAACTACGATTCAGAACTAGACAGTTTCTATTCCGACCTTTCTGGACAGCAACCACTTGGGGCACACATCATGGGCGGGTTCAAAAAAGATGAAATTGCTGCTGTTGTTCACCCATGGAGCAAAGTTCAAGGAGCATCCAAAGATGTGGACATTTCAGATGCAATTGAGCAAGAGCCAATATCAGAAAAACTTTCCAGACTTGGCTTTTCTCCTGAAGAGATTCAGTACTTCTATTCGCTCAATGGTAACTCTCTTGGTTCAATCAACACTTCAGCAATGCAACAGCTGAGAGCATTTAGAAAGAGCCAAGAAGTTAGCGATAAGTATAAGAAAATGGGAATACCAGAAGTTCAGTTTGCACACAAGCACGGTTTAGACATGCTCGCACCAAGTTCTTACTCACTAACCAATCAAGATGAGGGTGGTGTTGAGGATGTCCTCAAGGCGAGAATTCAGATTGAAATTGACAATGAGTTAAAAGCCGCATTGAAGAAGATTCAAAAGACCCGTGGAGAGTTAACGGAGATTAATCTGTGAACTGCATACTTGTTGGAAGAACTAGTTCTGGTGAATCGGTTTATTTTGCTGTTGACGAAAACATCCCAAAAGAGGAAACTGGATTGGTTGTTACTAAGACTGGTAAAAAATACCTAGTCCCATTTTGGACTTGGGTGGGTTCTGCTAGAGGTCTTGAGCAGTTGCAGGAAAATGAGTTCCAGCAAGCACTTTGGAGTCAAAACGAGGAAGAAGATGATGGTGCCTGGGTTGACATTTTCGTCAACAGGAAAGTTCCATTCAGCAAAGAGATGTTGGGGGATACGCCAATTCAGACCATCCAAGTTGGAGCACCAAAGCCGAAGAATTCAAGTGGTGCAATGGAAATGCAGACAAAGGTGGCAATATTAATGATGCAAATGAACGAGAGGCCATAAATGTCTGATTTTGAAATTAAGGCTGGCGGTCCTCTCGGTGGACTCGTTCCACAGGAAATTGTCACAGCACGAACCCGTGGATACGGTCCACGAAGGGGAAATCTTGAGCGTCTTTTGCGCTACTGGCGACCGATTATGCGCAAAGAAGGTGGCTTCCGTCGCTGTCGAGTAATTCTTGCAAATCACCCAGAACTTTACCCACTTGAAAGAATCTGTGCGTGGCTTCACCATGAGACAACTGGCTTGTGGCCAAACGAAGGATGCCATCACCCAGGCATGAAGAACTGCAAAGGAAAACTCAAAAAACTAAAAAATTGGAGTGATGCAGACTTTGCTCGTCGTCTTTCCAAGAAAAAGTCAGATGATATTTTCTTTGCTGAGTTTAAGGGCATGCCATTAGAGGAAGACAGCATCGTAACCGGTGATGACTACAGAATGGCCGCAAAAGCATTGAAAGATTTTGTTGAGTCGGAACCTGACTTCAGCGAGTATGTACGAAACCACGATAACTGGGAGATTGTTGGCGACGATATTTCAGGCATGGGTGAAAAATCCGTTCCATTCTCTATCTCATACGACAATGACTGCTGCGGTGGTCTAGATGGGTTGCTTGACAAAGATGACGAATCGTTCTAGTGGAGAAGTAAAAAGAACCCGTGTAATCCTTAAACAGGACACTGGTTCTGTTCCGAACAACATCCTCCGTACCAAAACTCTCAATAAAGCAGAAATTCGGGAATTCAAAGCCATTTCCGTTGTTACTGGTTTTAGCAGAAAATCAAAAGACATTCAAGTTAAGCGCCTTGGACACACACTACTTAGTCTTGCTATCCCAGGAGACTCTGACCCAATTCGCTCACCAGTTCGTTCTGCTGTTTACAGAACAATCACCCCAGGTAAACCGGGAGTTGGTGGTTCTAAGCCTGGTCAGAATCGTGGATATAGGTGCCCCGAGGGTTACCAGTACGGCGGTCGATTCACTGACTCACGACTCTCAACATGTGGTGCAAAATTATTTGATATTCCTAGTCCACTTGGTCTTGCATTAGGTGCTTTGGCTCGTGCTTCAAGGGGTCCCAAAGGCAAGCCTGCATCTGGACAAGTTTTGGGAGCTGGTGAATACATTGACAGCCCAGTAATCAGTCGTGCACCAAATATTCAGATTCCAAAAGTATCAACCGCTAATAATGCCTCTCGTGCAAAAGGCGTTGCAGAGATGGTTAGACAGTTGGGTGGTGTTGACACACGGAATGCAAGACTTGTAAGACGTGATGGTTTTGTATTGCAACCAGTTGTGCCTCCATCTGTTTTGCGAGCAATCCCAGACAACAGGGATATGGAAGGTGCAACATATATCCAGTCTGCACTTGGACAAACCGAGTTCGGTAGAGAAGAACTTGGATTGCTCTCAAATACTGGTGTAAATCAATTACTTTATGTGACACCTGGTGGTAATACATTCTCGCTTCAAAAGGTTAGAGAACTTACAGTTGGTGAAAGAAGAAAGCTTGGAAGAACGGTAAATACTGCTAATTCCATTGATATTTCAACAGACCCGACTGCACGACTTAAGTATGTTGCCAACGAAACCGGTGACGGGATTAGATACTCCGAAGACTTTCCGAGAATAAAGAACCCACACCAGATGATTTTTAGAGGCGGGAAAAATAGGGAGAAGTGGGTAGAGGAAACCTTTGGTGGCAAGCGTAATCGAATGAAGCCAATCGGAACATCAAATCTTTCCACCAGAGAAACCGAAACCTTTGCTGGAATCAAGGGAAAGATTAATTCTGTTGACGAAGCGATTGCACACATCAATAACGGTGGAAATCTATCTGATGTAAGCCCAGCAATTTTGGCAAAAGTTCTTGCAAGCAATGGAGTCACGAGAGAAACAAGACTTTCTGCTAATGCATCAATGATTGAACTTGGTTCCAGAAAATATATCTACAACAAACGACCATCAAAGTACGAAGCATTGTCTGAAAGATTTTCCGAAGATGTTCAGCAGTTTCTTGGACTTGAATCTCCAGACGTTTTGTTGGTTGGAAATGGCGACAATAGAAAATACCTAAGAGAAGATGCACAAAGTGCAATTCTTGGTTCTTCACTTGACAGAAATGCAACTTGGAAAGATTTCTCTCCAGAAGATGTTTCCAAACTTCTTGTTTCAGACCTCGTAACAGACCAAAGAATTAGAACAAGTGATTCGGTTGTTGCACTCAGAAGGGGCGACAGGGTTGTTCCAATGGCTGTAACTAATGTTTCTGGAGGATTGATGGCACTTGACAAAATTGCCATTTCAAAGCGACAGAAAATGAAAGTGGACGAACTACTTGGTTCAGCATTGATGTCTGAGTATTCAAAATACTACAGAGAATTACGCGCCGACCAGCAAGCACAAATGCGCAGATTTATCGCTCAACTTCTTTCACGAGCAAGAAAATTCAGCATTTCGCAATACAGGAGCAGGCTTTCAAGTGAAGGCAAATTGTCTGAAGGTGAAAAAATCCATATTGAAATTCTTGGAAAACTTTTCCAACAAAGAGTAGAACAGTTATCAAATTCTGGACAATTGATTCGTGATGGATTAAGTGGATAAAATGCTTTATTCCCTAGTTATTGATGTTGCAAGAAATGAACCATATGCAATCGTATTTAGCGATGGTAAAAGCGAAAAGGTATACGGCATCAATAAGCATTCAAAGAAGTGGGCCGCCTCGGCGAACTTATCGGCAACCAAAACCGCTGCTCCGTTCGGAATGATGATTACCGAGAAGAAAAGCGCTGACCCAGAAGTGCTGAATAAATTTCTTGAAGCATTTGGGATTGATAACGAGAATTCAATTGTCGGTTCTAGTAACAGAAGACTAGAAAGAAGAGCGAAGTCTCTTTTGGAAAAGGAAATTGAAGTCAAATACCCAGGTGAATTCATATTTGGGGTTGTGCGAAATAAACTTCGCAGAAAAAGGCGACGTCGACGAGGAATTAAATCCGAGACAATGGTCTATCCAGTTTTGGCAGTAAAGCAAAAAAGACTTTTCCAAGGTCTCTACCTTGATTCATTGATAATGGAGCAAACAAATGGTAAGTAAAGACAAGCAGGAGCAGGCTTATGCCTTGAGAATGGCAATCATTATTGGTTGCTCTGGTGCGCATCAAGATGCAAATGGCAAGTGGCACCCATGTAAGAGCATGGAAGAGATGGAACGACTCTCTGATGCAGCGGAAAGCGATTCGTGGTATGGCTCCAATAGTCTTTCTTCGCTTCGGAGGCGAGATGTTCGCGCCAGTGGCAAGTCTGCTCTGGTTGAGGCATCAAAGCGTGGCGAAAAACGAAAGCCAAAAAGAAAAAAGAACGAAAAGTTAAACGAAAAACCGCTTTCTGGAATTGGGACGCTCCATGGTGGGGGTCTTTATGGAATCAGGGGTAAGGCGATTCCTATTTCAGCACCAAGAGACAATGACCCAGATGTCTTCATGGAGCCAGAATCTGCCAGAAACAGGTCCAGGCAGTTGGGATGCATTGGAATCTCAAGAAGAACCTCTAAAAATGGTCGGACAGTATGGACACCATGCACAAACATGAGTGATTACGCCCGTTTAGCAGGCACAACTGCACTTGGTAGACGAGGACAACAAGCAGAAATGCGTCGTGGTGTTAGAACCATAGTTAACGACGAATTAAAAAGACGCAAACTAAAATAACTGTATTTATTACTAGTTCCCCTAACTAATAGAAAACCTCTGCTATTTTTGATAGGTATCGGTTGGGTGCTTACCTGAGCTGACCTCAATAATTCACCTTACAAAAATAACAAAGGAAAATCATGTCAGAAAATCTGAAGGAGCTCCAAGGAGCTCTCCGCACTAAAATGGCGGAAAACAAAGCAATCGCCGATTCGTTCAAAATCGAAAACGGCACCGTAATTGTTGATGCAAAGCAAAAGTCTGCATTTGACAAGAACATGACTGACATCAAGGAAATCAAGTCCTTGATTGATGGCATGGAAGCCATGAACTCCGTTAAGGAGTGGGGCTCGGAAGCAAGTGGTCAATCAGTTGCTGCTGCAGCTGCTGCCGGCTACGCAATCCCAACCCGTCAGCTTGAATCAATCGGTGAAGCATTCCTTGCTTCAGCTGAATTCAAGTCGCTCAATGGTGGAAAGAATGGCGCAAACATGCCAGCACCTTTCCAGTACGGCTCAAGCCTCACCAACAGCTACAACGTGAAGGACGTATTCACATCAATGCCAAGCGGTTTCCCAACTCAGTTCGGTACCGTACAGCGTGACCCAATCGTCATTCAGCCAAAGCGCACGAAGAGAGTTCGTGACTTGTTCCCAGTTCGTACCACGACTGCAGCAATCATTGAATACTTCCGCATGACTGGTTTCACGAACAATGCCGCAGCAGTTGCAGAGCGCACAGCTTCAGCAACATTCGGTGTTAAGCCACAGTCAAGCATGTCGTTTGAGGGTGTACAGACTTCGGTCAAGACCCTTGCACACTGGGAAGCAGCACACAGAAACGTTCTTGCTGATGAGCCACAACTACGCTCAATCATTGACAACGAACTGATGTACGGTCTCCGTCTTCAGGAAGATGCTCAAATCCTCAATGGCGATGGCTCTGGCGAAAACCTCACCGGTATTCTTCAGACATCAGGCATTCAGACCTACGACTGGTCTGATGGTGCTTATTCAGCAACTGCTGGTATGAGCGACACCAAGGCTGATGCAATCCGTCGTGCTGCAACTCTTTCGTTCTTGGCTTACTACGAGCCATCGGGTGTTGTAATGCATCCAAACGATTGGGAAGACATCGAATTGACCAAGGACGGCAATGGCCAGTACCTCATCGCAGTTTCGGTTGCAATGGGTGGCGAGCCAAAGGTATGGCGTCTGCCAATCGTTGAAACTCCAGCAATGACCGAGGGTGTTGCACTTGTTGGTTCATTTGGTCAGGGCGCACAGCTCTACGACCGTGAACAAGCAAGCATCCGCATCTCGGAACAGCATGCAGACTTCTTTATCCGCAATGCGATTGTCATCTTGGCCGAGCAGCGTCTCGCCCTTGCTGTCAAGCGTCCAGAGTCCTTCGTCAAGGTAAACTTTGACGCAGCACCAAGCGCATAATTAGCCGCAAGTAACAAGAACCCCGCTCTGGCCGAAAGGTTGGGGCGGGGTTTTTGTATTATGTGGGATAATTACTAAATGCAAAGATTCTGGTATGGAGCAACTGTTTTAAATGTCGTTGATGGTGACACCATTGACCTAATGATTGACCTCGGATTTAGTATCCATCACAAAATTCGTGTTCGGCTCTACGGAGTTAATACCCCAGAGTCAAGAACAAAAGACCTCGCTGAAAAAGAATTGGGTCTTAAAGCTAAATCTTTTACAAAAGACTGGCTAACAAACCACCAGTGGGTTTTTGTGAACACAATTCCAGACAAGAACGACAAGTACGGTCGTGTTCTTGCACGAATCTACAGTTCGGACGAAGTAGATGACCCAGCAACAGCATGTTTAAACAAAGACATCATCCAATCCGGATATGCACGTGAGTATTACGGTGTCGGCGATAAGACTTGGGCAGAGTTCAAAAAGGAAACTAAATAATGTCAAAAGAAAAATCAGCATATGAACTACTCATGTCTGGCGCTCCAGTAAGAATTGTTAATGAAGTAGAACCACAGAAAAATATTCTCATTCCAGAAGAACAAGAACTTGCTGAATCACTTGTTCTCATTGCCAACAAGTATGGAAAATTTGATGAAGACGGCGACGGAATTTGGGCCGGCTACTATCCACCAGCAGAAAACAAAGTAAAAGGCATTGGCGTTAAATGCGCAAATTGCGTCCTATACATGGGGGAAGGGCAATGCCGCATCATCCTCCAGACTGTTGAGCCTGAAGGAAAATGCAGATTTGCCGTTATCCCCGAAGGGGTAGTGCGAACAACAATGGGTGGCTCAACTATTTAATTGGGCAAGCACCAGTTGCGCAGTTATCCAAATCCAAGTCGCCATCGAATGAACGCTGAACCATCGGAATGGTTGCATCAATCTTGGCCGCAGACTTCCTGTAGTCAGCTTCGGTGATTTCCTCGTATGGAGGAAGCACGAAGTTGTGGTCAGTGTGAAGAAGGAACGAAACAGACTTCACGCTCTTGTCGTAGTTCTTTGAGAGCCACTCTTGAATCGCTGGAAGTTCTTCTTTTCTGTAATAGACGGTAACCGAAACAGCATTATCCGCCCATTCGGTCTGCATCTTCTTCACCCACTCCAATTGCTGTACAGCAGTCATGTCTTTCGCAAGGACAGAACCCTCTGGTGATTCGCAAGGGAAGTCAACAACGTATCTTGTGTGGTCTTCTCTACCATCAAGACCCATGTCCCACTGGACTTTGTATCCACGCTTGCGACATGCTTCAACAAGTGGGTCAGAAGAACCAAAACGAACACGCCTGATGTAGTACTTGGCATATGCAGGGTGAATTCCAGGAGTTACACCTGGGAGAAGAGACAATGTTCCCGAAGGCTGAACGGTGGTCAGTCTTACAGATGTCGGCAATCCATTCTCTTTTGAGAATTTTGCATCGTAGTCAACGAGAGCCTGATAGCCATCCGACAGCCATGTCAACTTTTCGCTGTCACACTGCAGGATTCCAGTTATGGATTGCCCCAAGCGAGCATTCTTGCGAACAATGTTCGTTGTCTTTTCGTATGGATACGACATCTGAGTGATTTGCTTTTGCACCTTGTAGAGAAGAGTTGAAATCTCTACAAATTGTTCATAAGAATCAATGTTGGGTAAAAACAATGTTGCAAGGTTGCAGGATTCGCCATCAGCAAGTGCGATTTCCGCACATGGGTTAAAACCCTCAATTGAATTATCAACCTTCACTTCTCCGGTGCGACCAAAGCGTCGAGCAAGGCGGCGATTCAACAAACCGTAAGGCTCTCCGGTTCCGTCATAACCCTTCCAGAGTTCTGGCTGAATCTCCTCGTAATAGTCTGCATAGATACTGTTGTTTGAGTTTGCTCTCCATGCTGGAACATTTCCTGAACCCCAGTTCTTTGCACGAAGGAACAACACATCGTCTGGGTCGCCCATTGCAATCTGTGCTGAACGGCGTGATGAACCAGATACAACAATTCGACCAATGATGTTGCAGATGTCAAGAACATCAATTGAACGAAGTTTCTTTCCAACACGATTCTCAAGTACTGCACAGATGTCTTTGATTCCCTCAATTAGAGCGCCGGGTCCAGATGCTGTTCCGCCAAATGTATTTAGTGGGGCACCGAATTCACGAATCAAAATCGTTGAGTAACTAAATGACTTGCCAGTCTCAAAATATGACTTAAGTACGGCATGAAGCAAACGCTTCCAACCCTGGCGGGAGTCTGGGACAATAATGTCTGCATCATTGCTTCGCTCTTGGGTAATGACTACGCCTTCTTGAACTTTTGGTAAGTCGTGAATCTTTGCTCGCTCAACGGAAAATCCAACACCGCCACCAAGCATCAAGTATTCAAACAGCAACTCAAAGTCTTCAATCTTTTCAATGTTGGTGAAGTAGCAGTTATTGAGTGATGTTGCATTTAGTTTCTTGACAAGTGGGGTGCCCAACTGCCAAAGCGAACGACCCGAAAAAGAAGCACGAAGATTAAAGCAGTGGTCAAAGAGTTTCTCCGCATCTTCTTGGGACAACTTTGCTCCAACTTCAATTGCTCCATTGATTACTCGCTGGAGAGTTTCTGGCCAGCTCTCCAAATCGCCATTGTCCTTTTTGCGGGAATACGTCCTCAAATAAACGATTTCACCAAGACCACTAAATCCCCAAGGAGGTGTTTGTGTTGAGTAGGAAGCAACGAAAGAGTCGTCAATAAAAGCCATAAAGCCCCTTTTAGATTAGGTAGTCACGATTAGAAGAATCTATTCTACTTCACAAATGAATAGTGAAATATCCTAGAGGAGACCAAATTTCTTGGCCTCGTCCAAGGAAATATAACTCCCTGCGTGGTGAATAACTACTCGAATCTTGTTAAAAGGAGTTATTTGTCTTTCTTCGTAAATATCTTCTTCAACAAGCAAAGATTGTGTTGCTTTCAATGACTCAATCTGATTAAAACCAGCAATGTGTTTTGGTGGTGCAGAGTCCCCAGTGCAGTCTCCGGTTTTATGTCCACAGATTGGACATTTTTGTCTATCGGCTGTGGATATCTTTATGTTTCCAATACTGGATGTTCCACTCCCAACTCTAATTGTTGAATTATGAAATGGGTGCTGTGGATAATCCATATAAAAAGTTTACATTAAATCTCAAACTCAAAAACTTCAAAACCGTTTTCCATCATTTGTTCAACGATTGAATAAAGAGCATCGCTTGGAACATCTTTTTCTATTTTTTCCGTAAGCACTCTCATAATCATTTGTGGATACATGCTCTCTCGCAAGATTTTGACCCCATCGTCTGGCGCCGCCAGCATTTGTTTCCACTCAATCTTTCGACCAAGTCCATAGGAGTAAGGAACAGCCACAAGGCTCACGGCCTGCTTTGGTGGGTCGGTTCGTAAATCAGTATATGCATGGGTGATGGTTATGCACTCCCCAATGTCGTCAGTGTTCGCAAAGAGCCTTCTAAGGTCCTTCCCGCGCGTTGTGAGAGGGTCTAGGGATATGAAGCCTTCAGCAACCATGGTTATGTCTGTGACCCCCCAGTAGCGCCTGAGAGCAATACAGAGGTTCATTGAGGCTGTAAACCTGTCAGGATGCGATTCCCGCATAGCCTTCTTGTTCATCTGGCAGATAATCCTCAGTGAACCGCCTACCCAGCCAAAGAAGTTGAAACTTAGGTCTTCTCCCACACCCTCCACGGATACGGAGGCTTCTTTTGCCAACTGGGACGACGTCGTAATCAATGCCATTTTCTGAACATCGTCTACATAGTCGTCTTCCACCCGAGAAAGCCTAATTCATAAGGAAAAATCCTAGGGGATGTAGTTCCACTACGGGGCTTCTGCCTTTGACTAGTATTTCCACCTATGACAACAAATAAGAAACCAGTAAAGAAAGCTCCAGCAAAGAAGGCACCTGCCAAAAAAGTCGCCCCTAAGAAGACAGCTCCAAAAGCTGAAAAAAAGGACGACTTGATTGACGCTGCTTCAATTGACAAGCACTTCGTTGATGCTCAGAAGTTCGTAACAGAACTTACCGAGAGCGTGAATGTCACTGTTGCGGTTGCAAAGAAGACTTCGTTGTGGAAACGAATCTTTGGCAAGAAGAAGAAGTAATTACTTTTTCTTGCTCTGCTTGAGCAATTCTTTCAATTCAACTTCAACTTGACTTTTTAGTTCGTCGGTGTGCCTGTCACAGATGACAAGCATTGCTCGACGGCGTGCTTCTGCGCGCATCAAAACAAGTTGCTTACGCTCTTGTCGTTCGTTTTCGGGAAGACGTGGACGGCCACGCTTGAGACCCTCTTTTTTGAGTTTGGTGTAATCAGACATGATTGCCTTTCTTAGTAGTGTTTTCTAACTAACATTTACTATACGCAGTTAAAAAGCATATTGACAACCTTTTCTAATAAAAAAATACCTTCTAAAACCCTTATGAATAAAGGGTTTAGTCATATTGAGCAGAACTAATCATATTAATGACATCGTTCTTTTCAATAATCCAAGCAAGGGCTGGATTGTCTGAATTTAGAGCCATGACTCGCTTCGTGTTGTTGTTGTACATCTCTGGATGCGCTCGCAAATATCTTTTCAATCTGTCAACCTTAAACATCACAAATGATTGGTCAACTGAATAGATGTAAACCCACCATTCAGATTTAGTTACATTCAGTCCTGATGGAACCCAAATGTTTTTGCCATCAGTTGTTTTTCGGTTGCCTGGACTTTGATGTGTTTCAACAACCATCTTGCCATTTTTGTATCTGTCGGTCTTAACTTCAACAGCACCAGAACCGATTGCTTTCGCAAATTCAATAATAGATTTTTCACCATTTTGACCGAAGGCTAAATCCTTCTCAAAGTCAAATGTTTTTCCCAAAGATTCAATATCGAAATCAGATAGACGTCCCATATGCACTATCCTATAGGCATGGCACACGGAATTGAAATCACAAATATGCAGGCGCGGATGGCCTATGCCGACCATTCAATCCCGTGGCATAAGTTGGGAACCCCAGTTAAGGGTTTGCAGACAATCCCAGAAATGCTTCGTGCCGCCAATGCAGACTTTGATGTGGTCACAGCCGGAGTTGCAGTAGTGGATGCTGATGGAAACTTCATTCTGAACCCAGATGGAACAACGATTATTGTCAAAGATTCTCGTGCAACAATTCGCGTCAATGGCGATGGAACTTTTAATGCGCTGTCAACAGTTGGCACAAGATATGTAGTGCAACAAAACAGAGAAGTACTTGAAAGAGCACTTGCAGTTGTTGGGGCATCAAAGGGCGATGCACTTGTTGATACATGTGGAGTCCTAGATGAAGGCCGTGAGTTTTTTGCAACACTAGACCTAGGAGCTGTTTATGTTGACCCAAATGGAATCAATGACAGAATTGATAGATACATTGTTGTTCGCAATGGTCACGATGGAAAAACACCAATCACATTTGCCAATACACCAATTCGTGCAGTGTGCAAAAATACAGTATTCACTGCCATTCAAGATTCTTCAATGAAAGTGACTGCAAGACATACTAAGAACGCAGATTTCATTGTTAATGATGCACAAGAAGTTTTACGACTTTCAAATTCATGGTCGCATCTCTTTACTCAGACGGCAGAGAAGATGATGCAGATTCCAATTGATAGGTCATCAGCAAAATTTGACAATATCGTTAACACTTTATTCACACAAACAAAAACAGAGAGTAAAACTCAGCGAAGAAACCGAGAGTTAATTCTTGAAGCAATGAAGGTTCTCTATCCCAAAAAGACCAATGCTGGGGGTGTGGGTCAAAACGGTTGGGCGATGTACAACACCATTGCTGAATATCTTGACCACTACAGAGAAGCGACAAAAGATGAAAGAGCCGTCGCCTCAATGAACACCTACTCGTGGGTCAACAAAAAGAAGACAGCAGCGCAAGAACTCATCCTTTCAATGGCTTAAACACGAATCGTGAGATGATTAACCAGTGAACAAAATCGAACGGAGACTCTCATGAGCGACTTTACCCCAGATGGAGAAATGGGTGACGATTGGGAGGACGACTCCATAGAAATTCATGAAGTAACACGCGAGGGACTAACCAATTTCATTGCAGAGTTCATCGCAACTGCATCCGATGCCGAAACTACTTACCGGAAGAATTACTGCCAGATGAGCGTGAGTCGTGCCTACAACGATTTCGGACATGAGGGCATGTGTGAGATGCTTATCGCCATTGACAATAGGGCAAATTGGGTGTCAGACATCCTGATTGAGGCATCCGATATTGACAACCACCTTTTCAACAAGTACGGCACATTTTCCAGTGATGTAATGAGAAAAGCCCGTGAAACCGAAGCCATGTTTGAGATGAATCAGAAGATTTGGAACCTTAGAAAACGTTATTCAAAGAAAATCGCTGATGAAATCTACAAGATGGAGTCAGAGGAAGAAAAGAAGGCACAATAGTCCAATACGGCAAATAATCGTCTGCTATTATTGGCTATCCACAAGTTTTAACAAGGAGCAATAAATGTCAGTATCGGCACCAGCCTCAATCGTTCTCTCCGTAACCGGAGTATTAGCAACAACCAGCAAGGCAGCAGTTCGTATGCCGTTCGCTGGAACCATCCGCTCAATCACGACCGCTGTAACGACTGCCCCAACTGGTGCGGCTCTTATCTGCGACGTGAACATTGCTGGAACCACAGTGTTCACAACCCAAGCAAATCGCCCATCAATCGCAATCAGCGGATTCTCGGACAATAGTGCCGACATTGCCGCTGGAACCTTCGCAGCTGGCGATGTCATCTCGGTCGATGTTGACCAAGTTGGCTCATCTGTAGCTGGAGCAAACCTGTCAGTTCTCGTAACCTACGACATGGTTGGCGCTAACACTGGTGACAATGTTTACGACGTTGCAACCCTCCGTGGCACCCACCCAGGTAGCGTTCAAGCCTAATTAATTCCCTTCTCGGGTTATAAAAGCCGCCAGTGATTAAGTTCGCTGGCGGCTTTTAATTTGTGTGAGATAATAAATGAATGAAAAAAGACTTGTTTATTAATGTTCTCCTCAGAATTCTCGCTACTTTTGCCGCATCTGGCTTGGGTGTTATCGGTGCAGGAACTATCGCTGGTGTTCCAGTACTCAAGGCTGTCTTCATGGCTGGAATTGCAGGGGTTGCAGTCGTAATTGAAGGTCTCTCACGAGCATTCCTTGAAGATGGCAAACTTTCCTCTTCAGAAATCAACGACGTCTTTAACAAAGTGGACAAGAAGGCTCCAGCAAAGGCAAAGCAGAATGAAGCGGTTTAGTCTTGTCCTCATTTCCATCCTTGCTCTTGCTTCTTGTGGTTATGACGGAAAGTATCGCTATTCATGTCAGGACCCAGCAAATTGGGGTAAGACAGAATGCGAGCCACCAGCATGCAAGGTAGATGGCGCGTGCACAGAAACGCTACTTGGATGGGACCCGAACGCGGTAACAGAAACAACAACAGAGGAGACAATCGCTCCATGAGACCACGTTTAACACCAGCAGAACTAGATGCTCGACTAAAGTTTGTTATCGGATGCATGCTTGGATTCGTGCTCCTTATCACGACTGTGGGTGTTCTCTGGGCGCTCGTGTTTGTAACACAGCCAATTGGGGCTCAAGCAGAGAATGACAAGATGTTCTTTGGTGTTCTTTCATCTGTAGCCACATTTATTACTGGAACACTCGCTGGTTTGATGATTTCAACTGGTCGCAATGCAGAAGACAAAAACGGAAACGGAATTCCAGACAGCGAAGAGTAAATAATGGACTTATCTCCAGAGATGATTGCATGGCAAAACTGTGCATTAGATGACCTCTGGATTTTTGATAAATTAATCATCGCTAAAAAATCAGGTCATCTGTGTGGGCCGCGTGGAATACCAGTGCCAAAACCAGGCAATTACTTTGTTAGACCAATTGTCAATATTGAGGGGATGGGCGAAAAAGCACGGGTGGAATACATTGAACACGAAACCCTGCATCTCCATCCAAGTGAATTCTGGTGTGAGATATTTACCGGTGAACATCTAAGCATTGATTACGTCAAATGTAAACCGATTCTTTCGGTAGTTGGCACAAAACACAAGCAACACCCATACAGTAGATTCACCTATTGGGAAAAGACCGAAAAGACATATCCATTGCCACAGTTCTTGGGGTTTATTCCGCTTAGATATAGCAAGATAAATTGTGAATTCATTGATGGGAAGCTCATCGAAATCCACCTTCGTGGCAATGCTGATTTCTCCCATGGGAACTCATCAATGATTCCAGTTTGGAAAGACGAACACCCAGAGCATTTTGACATCAACTTCCAGTACACCCACTTAATTAGAGATGGTTACAGGTTTATTAGTGATGAAGGCACTGAGCTAGAGAGATTGGGTATCTGGGTTAGGTGATACCATTAAATTCAGCACATTCAGAAGTTTTGATTACTAAGGAAAAATAATGCGAGTTTGGATTGACCAAGACCTATGCACTGGAGATGGATTATGCGCAGAGATAGCGCCAGATGTATTTACGATGATGCCAGACGGTTTGGCTTACGTAAAAGAAGGCGACAAGATATTTGCCTCATCTGTGGGAAACCCAGAAGGCGCAGCCGGTTTAGCATCTTTTTCGGACGACAGGCTTGAAGATGTTATTGAAGCCGCGGAGGAGTGCCCTGGCGAGTGCATTTTCATTGAACAATGAACGAAAAATCCCGCATAGAAGAAACGGTTAAATTAATCACGTTTTTTCTACTGCTTCCATTGGTTACTGCATCTGGAATATCGCGTCTAATAAAAATACGAAAAGATATTCAACTACCCAATAAGGATATGTGGGAATAATTAGAAGCGGGCGCCATTCTTGAGGCGTTCAAAATCACGCCACTCTTGACGATTGTTGTGTGCGCCGTAGCCCTCAAAGCTCTCCACAGACCTCATGACGAATGCATGAAGTGAACCAATTACGCTAAGTGCAATTACGAAAAATAAGATGAATCCCATGGCAATGAGTATGACAGTATAATCTTATAAACAGATACAACAATAATTAGTATCTCTAAAATAGATATACCCAATCGTATATGGTGATTAGTATTTCAACTTCTCATACAAGTCAGCACGAGCTGATTCAGGTGTTGAACCAGCACCAAATGTGGTCTGTTCAGCCCAAGTAAAAAAGTCTTCGTCATCACCATGAAGGTAGCCGTACAAAGCAATGTCTGACTCATCGTAATTAGGGATAGCAATCCACTCGCCGCCTTCGTAAGCGCCGGAATAGCGAGACTGACGAATCACCAATGGGTAGAGTTCTCTCGAATTGAAGTTTGCGCTCATACTGCTACGATACAACCAACTCGCCAAGAGTGCAGTAACTCCGTTAAACGTGGGCAGTGACCATGTACGGTATTTATGTAAATCCTTACTGACAAATAGATTAAAGTAGACTAGTATCTACGAAAATGGATAAATCTAAACAGAAATAGAAGCGATTTTATGATATTCAACCCCCCTCATTTAAATCTAAATCAATTTCATGTGTATGAATATGAGTTGTACCCCAACCAGTTCACGGGCGAAGACGTGCCGCCAACTCCCATGACTCCACACAATGTCATTCTTTCGCAAACACATATTCTCCGGGAAAAAGCGGCGCTATTTGGACATTTAATCGGCTACAAGCAAGAACAAAACGGAATGATGATTCAGAATCTTGTGCCTAACCACAAGACTGAATACCAACAGATTTCTAGCTCTTCTAAAGCACAACTAGAACTCCATACCGAGACGGCCTTCCATCCTTATCGACCTGACTATGTTTTGCTCATGTGTTTGAGGGGTGACCCAGAGGCTTTCACCACGATTGCAACGCTTTCCAATATTTTGACGAATCTCAGCGGCGGCATCAAAGAAATCCTGAGAGAGAAGCTCTTCACTACCTCCCTGGACATCTCCTTCCAAAATGCTGAACAACCGGATAGGACGATAACTACTTCTATTCTTAATGGTGGTTCGCTTATTTACGACAAAACCCTGATGCAAGGCATAACTCCACAAGCAAGACTTGCTTTAGAGCATCTAGACAAAGCAATCATGCTTGCAACACGAAAGATTGCTCTCATGACTGGGGATATCCTGGTTATCAACAACCATGCTTGTGTACACGGAAGAGCACCCTTCCAGCCAAGATACGATGGAACTGATAGATGGCTGCAGAGAGCCCTAGTGGTAAAGCAACTACCACCACTAGACCAGCGAAATGGAAATGTAATCACCACCAGCCTGTAGGAATCGGATAAATCTAATCAGGATTCTGACACCCTTATTTTTTGGCGCATGTGGGGCGCGCATGGGAAGGGGTGAACAAAAAAGTCCCGACACCCTCTCTCCAGATTGCCGGTACACCCTTAGCTCTTACACAACCGTTCCAAAATCGGAATAGATGTG